TTTACCGGTTTGACTCTGAAGTTGTTGGAGTTGGAGGCGGAGATCGGCAACTTCAGCAATTAGGGCGTCCATGGTTGACATTTTTTTGAGTTTTAGGTAAGGGGTCGGGGGACTTAGGAAGCCAATACAAATTTCCACTTACCATCTAATAATGAATTAACAAATGGACTTGGAATTTTAAGACGCTGCGTTTCAAGTGACATAAGCATAATTTCTTTTGCCTGACCATTAATAGTCATAGTCTGGGACATGAAATCATGCTTAAAGTCCCCATTACTGTGCTCTATTTCTACATTTGGAACAACGGTATCACCTTCATCCATGAATATATTAAATGTATTATTATTACCCGGTAAAATTACTTTGGGTTTACCTACATTACCAAACCATACCATATGGTCATCTCTTTCATTGTATTTCCCGGATCTAATATCCAATCCATTCAAAACAGCATTACCAGATATACCCATTCCAATGTAATATTTATTGTTAGTCCCACTTATTGGTCTTACAAAAACGGGTTTTGCAATAGTATTTAAATGTTCACTGGATATATTCCCTCCTGTAGGTGCAAATTTATACTTACGCGGCATCGGCGCGACTACATATTTATCATCGGATGTAACGAGGAAATATTTCTTATCCTTTAACTTTGTAGGTGGTCCGCGGGTCTGTAACATTCCTCCGAGTTCAGCCATACTAAGTTTTCCATCTTTATCAGTATCAAATGATTCAAACATTTGGTCTAGACGAGGTACACCCTTTGACATCAATTCTTCTCTTGAAGCAAAATTATCACCGTCTGTATCAATTAGAGAAAATGGATTTCCCGAGCTTGATACTGGACGCTTATTTGTAATGGTGGATGGAGCTGGCGGAGTCGGTGGAGCCGATGGGCTTGATGGAGTTGATGGAGTTGATGGAGTTGATGGAGCCGATGGGCTTGATGGAGTTGATGGAGCCGATGGGCTTGATGGAGTTGATGGAGCCGATGGAGCTGGCGGAGCTGATGGAGCTGATGGAGCTGATGGAGCTGATGGAGCTGATGGAGCTGGTTTATCCTTATCACCACCCATTGTCATCGCAACTGCAGCTGCAGCGGATGATAAGCATAACAATAATACACCGGCTATCGCAGCCATTCTGTTTAGTATAGGTCATCATTTTTTAATTTCAGATGGTTTATTGTTTCCTAAGAGTAACCAAAGCGGTTTTTCTGTCATTGTATCCATAATATTTTATGGAGACACCAAAGTGTTTCATCATGTATGGATTAAGTTCAGTGTTGATCGCATTTTTCCATTCTGTGAGAGTAGATTCAAAATATTCGTAATTGTCAACAACTCTCAAACGACTTCTAAGAAAGTTTAGGGATCTTATCCATTCCATGGCTCTGTTAATCATTTTTGGGTTTGGTCTGGCTTCTTTGTTCGCAGCTTCAATTATATCAATCACATAGTATCCATGAGCATCGGCAATTATATTTGCTTGCATACCTGGATATCCTTTTACATAAGCTTCAAAATCTGCACCACTTGGTAATGTGAAATAACGGGTGCGACCATTGTTATTACCGTTGTTATTTATCTTGGAAGTAGGAGATGGATGTGTATGGTATGTAATGTAATAATTCTTAATTAAATCCACGATAGTAGCTGAAATTCTACCCCTCTCTTTTGAAGTAAGGCGTCCAGGTGTGTTAAACTTTACTTCATTTGATCCAGTTCTACTCGTTTCAAAACTAATTTTACCCGCGTATTCATATCTTTGTATGGATGACAAATTATTGATTCTTTTGAGTTCATCAACAATTCTTTTTGGTAAACGAATATTGACTCTGTCATTTGTAATTCTTCCAACTTCGGCAATCATACTAAGATCCTTTCGTTTTTTTGCTCTTTCGTAAATAGTTTTATCCGCCTTTCTCTTTCCTAACATGGAGTTGGTAATTGTGTTGATGTTCATGGCGTTATAAGGAATAAGGTGGTTTGAAACCGACCTGTTCCCTGAGTTGATGTTCATAGGTGTCATCTTATTTTAGATCAACATTTTTAGTGACGCGTAAATCAACAACTTCAAAGGGTTTCTTTATGAGTGTAACAACAATGAGTACACCCATGAGAAATGTATTCAAAAAAGTTCCCGTAGATCCATCTTGTATTAAGTTTCTTAATTGGTGCAAGTCATACAATATTAGTAAGTTTGTTGCAATAATTAAGAGACTGAGAATTCTTTGCATGTTTGTACTTAATTTTTACATGTCTAAGCGCTACTTAGGAGGCTGTGAAAGTGTTCACAAAAGTTATTGAGTTTGGGAAGGATCTCATCCTTCCATTTGGGATAGTCCCTCTGAATGAGATATGACTTGGATTCACCCTCATAAGTCTCGACAAGGCGACAGTATTCAATGTCTTCCAACATTTGGAGGTATGTTTGACACTGTACCTCTTCATAATCCCTCACCCGATTGAAGAGACCCCTCGTTCGGTTCTTGATTTCCACGAGCATTCTAGAACCATCTTCGTTAAGTTGAATACGGTCAAGGCGTCCAACAATTTGATAGAGCGTACCCTCAATCACACAGATATCATACTTGTAAAAGGTTTCATCTTCGTGAAGGTTCGCAGCCATCTTGTCATTCTGTGCCGTCTTCTTTTCGTTCCGAGTACCATGGTTCGTCGCAAGGGTCTTTCGGATATGCTCCTTAGCCTGAACCATCTGTTGTGGGAGTAAACCCGAATGCTCAATTTGATGAAACAACTTTCGCGTCTCTTGTTGAACATCTGTGGAGGTCTCACTTTTGAAGCTTTCGGCTTCACTGAGAATCTTCTTGGTACTCTCAAGGGAATTGAGAACAAGGAGAGCTTCATCCTCCCTAGTCTTACCCTCAAATGTTTGGGGGCTGTACTTCTTCCAAAGCTCCTCAACAAGTTCTTGAGGTTTCTTGTATTGGTTGATACCAATAGCTGATGCCACAGAAGACGCCCCAATGATCACCTTCTTGATGGGAAGGGGTTTGAGAGTACGCTCAGTCTGTCCCAAGAGGTAGGGGTACACCCTGCCACACGCGATTGAATCGGCGAGGGAGTTGTGAGCGTTATCAAACTCTTCACCAAAGATATCCGCATAGAGTTTCGTAAGTTTGATAGGTCCCATGAATCTATCCCTGTACATCTCAAGGGTACAACGAATAACGAGATCGTCAATTTGTTCAAGTGGTATTCCATGACGAAGCATCTCTGATTGAAGGACGCTTGTATCAAACTGCGCGTTGTGAGCAACTAGGGTCTTGGTTCTCGGACCAATGAATTCCATGAAGTCGTGATACACTTCCGGAAAAGGGCGCCCCTCACTGAGAGCCTTCTCGTTACTGATACCGTGGATTGCGATAGATTCCTCTCCAATTTGGAAACCATCGGGACGGATGATCGCGTCAAATGTCTTAATGAGACGCCCCCGTTGGGAAAAGCGAGCAGCACTAAGGCTGACCGCGCGACAACCGTCAAAGTTTGAGAGTGTTTCGTGTGTTACTTTAGTGTTTCTTCGACCCCTTGGTAGGCCTGATGTTTCAAAGTCAAAGGCGATGTAGTTCATACAACACGCCATTTTAGATTATTTATATAGAAACCCTTGTCTTTATCTTACTTAGGTTGAGACATGGCAATCCATGATCCAACGCCGATACCAGCGCCCGCGAGGGAGGTAAGAGAAATTACAGAGAGGGTAACAAGTGTGTACCGCATATACTTTACATATTATTAATAATGTGGTAATGAATCTCACCTACTGTCCAAATAATAGTGGAAATTGAGAACGCATTTTGGAGGGACACGAGGAGGGTATTCATATCTATTTAGTTTTGTTATTACAATGGGTCACTTAGGCAAGCACCAACCTCTTCTGCGAATCGGGTCATTCTTTCCTTGTCGCATTCACACTCCACGTAATCACTCTCACCTCTCACAAGGTCACAGTGTTCGCACACCACAGTCTCGTCATCTTCTTGTGGTGCCAGGTACTCTTCCCGAAGTTCTTCGGCGACGAAGACTCTCATGACCTCGTCCATCTCTTCCACAATTTTTTTCGCCTTCTTTTGGAAATCTTCGTAGATCTTGAACTTGGTCTTTGGAAGTTTCTCGGAAAGGGCAATGAGAGCCTTTGCGTCAAATACATCTTCAATCTTTTTGAGGGATTTCACACGAGCCTTGATGGCTTCATCATATTCTTCAAAAAAATCGGGTTCTTCGTTATCATCATGGCGATTACTTCGAGCCATTTGGTCTATTTGGGGAGATAGTTTTTAAGTTTATCTTTTTCTAAGGGTACCAATTCTTTGTGCAGTCTTACCCATTGTAAAAGTCTTACTAAAATTATTGGCTTCTCTAATGATTTGATTCGCAGTCTTTTGTTTATTATCATAACTCTTGACAAGACCATTTATCACAAAGTTTGGAAGACTTTTCTTTTTAAGATTTTGGATTAATCTGTTACGCGTGACATTTATCTTCTTAGCTGGTGGTTGATTAACATTGGCATTGTTATTTCTCACCCTCTTTTGTCCGCGTTGATTGATGCTACTCGCATTGTTATTTCTCACCCTCTTTTGTCCGCGTTGATTGATGCTACTCGCATTGTTATTGTTGTTATTATTGTTTTTGTTTACTCGTGTGTTGTTTTTTGTTGTAGCACGAGAATTGCTTCTCGTCGCATTGTTTGGTCTTTTTATATAATCATCAAGACCAAATAAGAAAATACCATCGATTGAGGAATTAAAAGAACCAAGTTTGGTCGTTCTATCAACTATTAAACGTGGTGTAATACCGAACAGTTCTCTTTGGACAAACCCTGTCATAGCCACAAAATTACCATCACTTGTGGCACCGACTACATTTTTGCCGTTTTTATATAAAGCCGAATTTACAAGTATTTGTAAAAAATCACCAAAAGTTTTAGCTATTTTTCCAATTGGATTATTTAATTGTGCGTTGCTTTTCGTAGTACCTACGGGTATAGGACTATCATTCAAAGTACATATAAATCCAGTACCTCTATCATTTGGACCAATAACTATTGTAAAATAATTTCCAAAATTAAATTTAAACTTTTGATAATTAAATTTGTAAGGTGTGTAAGGTCCACCAGACTCATTTGGTCTAAATATCCTAGATGATATGTTATCAAACACAAAATTTATACCCGGATCTATTAAGTTTGGTACAGTGAAAAGTCTCTTGGCGTAATATTGCGTATATTGTTTCCCATATCTTGAAGTGCCTTGGAGTGTAGATATATATTTTTGACTCCCTTCGGCATCTATGGATATGTAAATTGGCTTTGATAAATTTTTTGCAAGGGGGAGTAAACCACTCTTTATTTTGTCTTTTTTTATTTGAATCGGTGGACTTCCACCCCATATAACATTTAACTTATTTTTGAATTTGTCTTCTAATGTAGCTGGTGGTTTTATTTCATCTTTTTTTTTAATTTCGAATACCCCTTCGCGTACTAAGGTTTTTATAAGTTTACTTTGTGTGTTAATATTTGGTATATCTTTGGTATCTTTTAGTATTTTTTTCACTATTTCAGATGCAAGAAAGTTATTAAAACTATCCGTAAATAACCGATCATGTCTCATATCAAGATATATCATGAACAAAAGATCGTGTAATAATTCAGAATCCATTTCGAAATCAAATGTTGTTTCTTCGGCCCTAAGAATCGAAGAATTTTTGGTCAAAATAGTGTGTTGTTTTTTTATGTAATTAGATATTCCTTTATCACCCCCTTTTAAAATGGTATTAAAACGATTTTCGTTCATTCTACCATGTCCCCTGTATAAATTTGACAAAAATGCATAAGCACCTTTGGATGTGTTATTTTTTCCGGAATTCGCATTTCTCAAAGTCTGTATATATGTTGTAAGCGTCGTCAACTTTTCACTTTTTTTTGCCGTGGGAATTATACCTCGTTCCTTTTTTAATTGAGTCTTTTTCTCTTTTTTTATAAGAGTCAAATTTCTATCTGCTTTGGCTTTATTTAATATTTTTTTAATTAGCCCATTTTTATCGGGGGCGAGTGAATTTTTATACTGCTGAACTTTATTAGTTATATATGTATTCGACAAACCAAGTTTTTTCAATCCGTTAATAAGACTATTTTCTCGGGGGTCTTTTATTGGTATTTTTCTACGTCGACCGGACATCCTTAGTATATCATCACAAAATTATTTAAACTTCATCCAAACTTGACCACAAACGAGACACGTTAGAAGTTCCATTCATGAGTTCATAGACCCATTGACCATCGACGATCTCCTCTTCGATGAGCTTATTCTTGAGTTCGTCAAGATCATTTCTGTGTGTGGCGAGAATAGCCTTTGCGTCTTTGTAACAACTATCAACAAGTCTGTCAATCTCCATGTCTACGAGGCGCGCGGCTTCCCCTGACATGTTACGATAATCAAAATTGTAACAACTGAAACCATAAGTCGTCAACATCTCACGGGCGATCATGTAGACTTGTGCAAAGTCACCCGAAGCACCCGTAGTGATTCGTTCTGGGCCATACACAATCTCTTCCGCTGCACGACCACCGAGTGCCACAGTGATCTGAGAAGTGAGATATTCCTTGGTATACATCGCACTCTCAGCATTTTCATCCGAGGGTTGAAAGAAGGTCACTCCACCGGCATCCCCACGAGGAATGATTGAAACCTTTCGTACGAGATCATAGTCGGGCATCATAGCACCGACGATCGCGTGACCGGCTTCATGGTAAGCGACAAGTTCTTTCTTTCTCGGTGAAAACTTTGTATCACCCTTAGCGCCCACAACAATACGCTGATAGACATTTTCAACAATTTCGTTTGTGATTGTACCGTTACCGTCACGAACTGCGCGGATAGCGCATTCATTGAGGAGATTCGCCAACTCAGCACCGGAAAATCCAGTTGTTTGTCTAGCGATCGTTGCCAACTTAACATCTTCGGCCAACGTTTTATCACGGGCGTGAACACCCAAGATTTTCTCACGACCGCGGACACTCGGCAAAGACACCTGAATCTTACGATCGAATCGACCGGGGCGAAGAAGGGCATCGTCGAGGATGTCCACGCGATTGGTAGCCGCGATCACAACAATACCAGTCTCGTTATCAAATCCATCCATCTCGGTGAGAAGTTGGTTAATAGTTTGTTCCCGTTCGTCGTTTGAGGGCATACCCCCGGCACCGCGCTGCTTGCCAACTGCATCAATTTCATCGATGAAAACGATACACGGTTGATTTTCGCGAGCGACTTCAAAGAGATCTCGCACACGCTTAGCGCCGACACCAACAAACATCTCCACAAAGTTTGCGGCGGAGCATTGAATGAAGGGGACATTTGATTCCCCGGCGATAGCGCGTGCAAGGAGAGTCTTTCCAGTGCCAGGCTTACCAGCGAGAAGAGCGCCCCGTGGGATCCTGGCACCACTCCCAAAGTATCGCTCGGGTTGCTTAAGAAAATCCACGATTTCCTCGAGTTCATCTCTGGCAGCATCAATACCTTCGACATCGGTGAAACGAGTCTCAATCTCATCTTCCGCGTTAAATTCTTGAGTTTTTAGGAATGGATTTGGTGGCATTCCACCCGTGCCACCACCTGAAAAGAGTGTACGAAAAATGAAAAAGATAAAAGATAACAAGAATATCATGGAGATTACGTCTGAGATAGAAGTGTCTTGTGTCATATCAATCCGAACATTGGTATCACTTTCGGCGATGGTTTGCCACAAATCTTGGTTTTGAATGATTTGGACATCACCATAATTTCCCTCGTTATCTTCAAAAGCTGCGATGCTTTGATTAGGGCGAATGAGAACTTCTGGAAGTTCCCCATTCTTAAGACCCTTGATAAACTCACTATATGTGCGAGGTTTGTACTCCCGTTTGGGTTCTTGTCTTCTCACACGCGGTGGGGGTGCTGAAAGATTTTGTCCAATGCTGAACATTGTTTACTTTTATTACATTTAAAGTTTTAATTGATTTTACACATAAATGTCTATCGACATTGACATTGTTCAGGTAAATAATGGGATATATAATGTGGCTATTATAAAGAACGATGAATATATAGGACCGTGCATAGCATGTGGACACGAATGGGATGGGTGGATGCGAGAAGACATTAAAAACAATTACAAAGATGGAACCGATATCATAGATATAGGTGCAAATATAGGATACAACACCCTAATGTTTTCGGACTATGGACCTGTACACACATTTGAACCTGTGTATTACGAAATAGTAAATATTAATGTGAAAAATAATGTATTGAAAAATAACGTGTTTATATATGCATATGCACTCTCGGATGTAGAAGGTGATACATCCATGTATATACCAGAGAGGGGGTGTCAAACGGAAACTAAAATTAACTACGGTGGAACTTCTTTGACTATGCATGAAAGTCTAGGAAATCAGAAAATTGATGTGCGTTGTAAACGTTTGGATGACATATACACCGGTACACCATCAATTATTAAAATCGATGTTGAAGGACACGAACTACAAACTATAAAAGGCGCGCAAAATATTATTAAGACACACATGCCTATGATTCTCGTTGAAATACATGATTATGAAAACAGTAATATACCTAGTTATTTGGAATCTATGGGATATGGAACACCTGAGCGGAGACCAGAAGCCATGTTTTTATATCGAGCAAAGGACATCTTCTCAACCATATAATACAACTGATATGCATCAACAATGTTTGACTGCCTATACTCTTCGGGCATACACTCAGGAATACCTTCATCGGAATAATACGCTGTCTCACTTCGTCGTTCTTCAAAATATGAAGGGTGATTATCGTATAACCATAAGAGATGTCTAGCACATGTGTGTATTTTACCATATCTATACGTGTATTCGAGGGTCAAAGCGATCCCAATCCTACACGCATAGATGTAATTTTCTAAACTTGAAGCGACCCACATCGTCATTGGATGTTTGGGGTGTGCAGGTCTGTAACCTCTCCTTGAACCATCTTTAGTGAATGGTGCATATTTCGCGATGTATTCTTCTTGCTGCGCGAAATGCCAGGCCATATAGAGCATCTGTACAATTTCCAATTGTATCTTGACGACGTGTTGATCACACGACATTTGTGCTATTTTTGATGGGTCGAGAGAAAGAAAAAATATGTTCATCCTTGTAATCAGATGATACACAGTGATTCAATTCGTAAACTTTTGTTTCAACGTTTCCGTAATAAAACTGACCGTTACCAACTTCCCAAACCTTGTGCTTCGTAGTTTCTTGAGCGTAATCGAGGGCTTCTTTTAGATCTCTAAAAATACCCCGGTCAAGAATATGTTCATCAACGACAACGTTGGTGATGAACATTTTAATTGGATTTTTTAATGTGATGGGGGACTTAGGTTCATAAAATTTAAAATGTCAAGAGATTTTAGGGATGAGTCAGCAATCGTTATGGGATACACTACCTATCGAATTACAAGAGATAATCATTGAAAATTCGTTTCAACTGTTACGTGAAGATTATCTCAATGCAAATCACAAGAAACATAACAAGAATAAAAAGAAGAGGGAACGAGGTTTACTCACAGCGGATATGATACGATATATCATGTCAAGCACGGATGCGATTGAAATGATACAATGGGCATTTCCAATAGAACTTATCGAATTGGAACTTATTATAGATCCTCCCATAATGGAAGTTACAGACTTTGATTATAATGATTTTTACGATGTATTTTTACAACGCGCTATAGACTATCTAGAAAATGTGGAACACAGTAACGAATGGATATATCCGTCAGAAGATCACTGGCTTACAATGTTTACGAAACTCAATAATTTCCACCGTACGCATAAACATTTAAACATCCTATCTGAAGTTGACGGAGCGCCAGATTTATTTATATGGCTTGAATATCAAAAAGATCGAGATACAGTGTTATCAAGAGAAAAGCGAAACTCTCTTCGATCTCTAGGTGTTAGACTTCCACCCCTCAAACGCAACTAATCATCGCCATCTGAAATATAGACATCTTCGGGTGGTTGTTCATCTTCTATGTCTTCGTCAACTTCTACATCCATCTCACCATCTTCACCCGGATCATCGTCATCCTCATCGGGATCATCAGGCTCTTCGTCCACCGGAATCTCATCATCTTCGATAACCTCAACCTCTTCTTTTTTCTTCTTTTTTACTTTTTTGACAGGCTCCTTACTAAAGATAGCATCAATAGCTGGTGATACCCGTTTGAAGAAGGCAAGATTCCGTTCATATTTTTTATTCACTTGTGTGAGAAAAGCTTCACTAAATCCCATCGATTTGTACGCTTGAATAAGAGTTTTTATAGGTGGTAACTTATTTTTACTGTAATACTTTTCATACATACTTGCAAAAGATGTATCCAACTTTACACGAATAATGCCACTTTTTAAAATACGAAGCTTCATATGTACGTGATCAACATATGATATCATAGGTTCTTTGAGTTTTTCTTGTACAACCGGTGGTACATATTCTGGTATATCAGGTTCCTTGTACTCAACACCACACGTTTCATAGTTTTTTTTCAAAAGAGTGAGATACACATCCTTTTGATACACAGGTTGTTTTATTTGTGTGTACCATTTTGTTGGTTCATTTGTAAATATTTTGCAATCTCGGAGTTTCACAGGGTCGTGAATCTTCCGAATATATTCTTCCCTAACACGCAGAGGTGGTCTCTTGTACATACTCATGTTGTTGTTGATTTGTAAATGTATTCTCTAACTTAGGTTCAAAAAAATCCAATTCACACCTTATGACGTGTTCGGATTGTTTATTGAGATGGGAGTGATACGGTCCCCAAATTTCGATGACTTTCCGATGTTTATCGTACCAAAGATAATCGAGATCGAGGAATCGTGTGAGCCAGTAAAATCGCTTTCCAGTCTTTCCGATGAAAGCAAAGATATGCTCGTCATCATACTCTGACACATTCATTTCAGAATAATGGCTACTAGGTGGTTGATATGGTGCCATTTACTTTCTGAAATAACCATCTAAAACCTTATATACATTTTCCCATGAATAATTATTTTTAATATGAGATCGTGAATCAAGTGATACTTTGTCACGAGTTTTATAACATTCGTTTAAATGTTTTGTAAATTCACGCGAATCGAAAACAGCAATATCACCCGAATGAGATTCAAAGGATGAAACCGTGGTCCAGATAACTGGTTCGACTATATATGCAATTCCGTCAAGTGTCTCTTTGAGAGCTGCGACACCCGAGACAATTTGTGGTCGGTTGAAATACGCATGCTCGGCAGTTGTGAGACCAAAACCTTCACCACAACACGTATTCATTCCAACGTCACCCATATTATAAACCGTATTCACTTCGTCATCTGTGAGATGGAGTGGTTTTACATTTATGAAAATATGCTTATTAAGAACAACGCCTGGATCCATACCTCTACGAATACACTCAAGTAATACAAGTTCTTGTATGTCATATCCGTCATCTGTTTTTATCATACAACCACAGAATAACTTAATTTTGGGATTCATGTTTTGTTCACGTAGAAAATCCAAGAAAGACTTTATAGTCGTACACCACTGTTTTCTATACGAATTGCGATTCATGTTTATAACTATATAGTCATCCTTATCAAACCCCCATTTCACCTTGGCCTCGTGGCGTGGAACATCAACAAATCTTTCAAAGTCTACACCATGTGGAAGAACGGCCACTTTACTCTCTTCAAAGTGAAGGTCCTCAACTAGATGCTTTTTCCAACACTCTAAAAATACCCATATAACATCTGGATTATGGTGTTTCAGTCTATCATAATATGATAGTCTTTCCCACGGGTATACAATATCCAAGTATACATATTTTTTGGGGGGCATGTGTTCGGGAGGAATCATATCCATAATCATCGTAGTCACCGGTAAATCATTATACAAAAATAGAACGTCAGGCTTTTCTTTGATGATAGTGGGTAAGATACCCTTATCACCAAAACCCTTCGGTGATTCAGAATCGATTTCGATTGCATCGTAAAACTTTATTCGTGGATCAATAAACCTATCCTTGATATCTTGTCCGGGATAATTCTGAAAAGCATAGTAAACAATTTCAACTCCTGGTAAATCCGCCAAGTAATTTGTTAGTTTATTTGCCACTCTTGCATAACCCGTCCCCTGGTTTGGGTGTGTACACATAAAAAATATTTTCATCGTGTATCTTTTCTAACACAGAAGATTTAATCCTTATATGCTTTTGAGAATATACAGGTTTTTTGTTCTTCTTGTCGTTTTTGGTGACTCGTTTCTTTGGTTCCTTGTAATCCATAGAATATATACTTTGTATATAATTGTTCTTTAGCTCTATGTTCCATGACCCATTCAACCCAATCCTGTCGTTTTAAGTAAGCGACATCTTTTATGTGATACCCGGTGAACTTTTCTAGTAATTTGTGAAATGTTACATAATCATCTATCTTAGAATTTGGTGCACACTGTACGTGAACCTCTCGGATATTTTCATTCAATTCAAAGCAAATATCCTGTCGACATATAGGGCATGTATGTCTTCGACACTCTTGGTACCAGTGGGTAATACACTGATAACAAAAGGAATGACCACAAAGGAGTTTATATTTTGTCTTCGATGTGTAACACACCGGACATTCCATACGAATAAAATGATTATATTATTTAAGCCTCATCATCTTCATCAACGAGAGATTCACTTTCAGAATCGTCGGACTCCGAACACACAAAGTCTTCATCTTCACTGTCGTCGATGAGTTCATATCCACCCGGAACTTTTACAAATAATTCCGTATCTTCCAATTTATCTGTATCGTACCAACCAGTTATAGATTCTTTGGGAATTATAGAAATTTCATCATCAAAATCAAATATACCACCTTTAATACATCTCAAAAAACGAACTTCAACATCGTACCCATCTTCATCGCGTGTCAGATCCGCAATTTGAACGGTGTCATCTTCACATTGAATGTCAACGAGCATGTCTTTAAAAATCAGTATTTAAATCTTTAATAATATTAATGTTTGGTCCAGCGGGTCCCAATGACGCAGCCATGTTTGATATAGATGATACACTCATATGGACAAACGGACAACCAAATACACCAATCATAGACTTACTTCATAAAATGAGAAGTTTGGGATATAAAATTATAATCATTACAGCACGACCCGGATTTCAACAGGTCATTACGTGGACCGTGGAACAACTTAAATCACATGGAATTGTGTATGATTACTTGGGTTTTACAAGTGCCAAGACTAAAACTATCATGAAGAAAAAACTAGGCTATAACTTTGTATTATCTGTTGGTGACATGCCAACTGATTGGACAGATTCTGTGTACTACATCAACACTTCCAATTCTTATCACAATTCAGACAACTCACAAAAGTTGTCATTGGTTCATCCGCAGACCGAGTTTGAAGCTGATAATACGTAGTTTTCTTTGATTTACAGCGACCGCATGTGAAGAAGCCTTCTTGATTCTTAAGTTCCTGTGCGAGGTAGGCCTTCCTTATTTCCTTGTGAATTCTCTCCTGCATCTTCATTGCATAAGGTCCATCGGGCCAGAGATTTTCAGGTCTCATATCGATCACATCCTTTGTTTTCACTTTCTTATCAACGATCCGTGGCTTAAGAAGTGGTGATCTTTTCAAATTGTACTGTAACTGAAGAAACTTATGTTTATAAATGTTAACGAATTTATGATTTTCCCAACTGGGGACATCAATTTCTTCGAAGCGTCTCACTGTGTAGTTTAATATACTTTTCTCGAGATTGATGCATAACGTATCTGTATCCGGAATCTCGAGGAGAGTCGAAAGGCGTTCGAGAACAAACTGACGCGTTGGGTTCTCCATGTTTATACTATAATTTATGTAAAGTTTTAAATGACTTAGGGCAGTGGAAGACCTTCATAAGGATTATTTCTTTTACAGTCCGCCATGTTTTCAGGAGAACAGGTATCAAAAAACTCACCAGTGCGACGAACTGGGTTCGTATCGATTAAACCATAACGGTAATCTGATTGGGGTGAGCGATATTTTTCAGACATTTGAACCGAAACAAACGTGACAATGATCATCAACACAATTGCGGTCAAGATCCAAGTGCCTCGTTGTGTGTTATTCATTTAATAATCGTAAATATTTTTTTGTCGTGTGATTTCAAGATGACAGCGGCAATATTGATAAAACAAACATTAGGGGATATACGAGAAATCGACCTAGACATTGACCCGGTAAAAAATGAAATTTTTACTTTGCTTGGGGGGGCGCCAACATTTATAGGCCAGTGGCCTGATATAGATGTTGTCATATTGAAGTCACAACATGGTGAGATTCTAAATGAAAATACACTTCCATCACCATTTGATCAGGAAAAAGTTGGAGGTTCAATACTACTTGTACGCATGGATGAAAACTCAAATCCCAAAGATTTTACTCTAGACCACTACACTCGATTCACTCGCAGGGATAAACGCATCACAGCTTAGTACAGCTGTACTATATTTCATAGCTAACTGGAAATGAATATACGCCCAGTCGGCCGGATTTGTCATTTTAGGTGAATCTTTAAGGGGACTACTGTTTACCATTGATACAAGATCAGCCTTTTCACCCATTGTGAGCTTTGTCATCACGTCACCAACCTTCTTGAGCCACATCACATGCTCTTCGTTTTTACAATCAAAGTTCTTAACAAACTCGGCCATATTTATATTACTTGGGATTCTTTTCTATAAGTAGACGCGCACTTGGATCTGTTACATGTGTCCATTTTGGTCGCCATATCTCTGAAATGAGATGATCATTTTGTGAAGTGTAGTACATCCAGAATAGTTCGCGGTAATACGCTTCTTCCTTTGTAAGAGGTGTATTGTGTGTACACATACTTTGTGTAATCGTAAACATTTTGTCACTCATAGACTTCTCTGTGTGTGCTTTGATTGCCCCGACCCACCCCGTTCCAACCGCGTCGCTCATCCCGTCTTTTTGTCGCCAAAGTATTTCATCAGGGAGATATCCCGCAAATGCTTCTCGGAGAACCTGTTTCTCAAGTTTTGTCATCTTCAATGTCTGGTTCATTTCCATACAACATTGAATAAAATTTTTGTCTAGGAATGGAACGATGAGGTCAAGACCATGCGCACCCGCACAGCGATCTGCCCTCAATCCATCAAATTGATGGATGAGATGGAGGCGTCTCATGTTTTCACACGCAAACTCCTCAACACTCGGTGCGTTGTGGAAGTAAAGGTATCCACCCAAAATCTCGTCACTCCCCTCACCAGAGAATATATACCGACAATCTGTATTTTCTTTGATGTACTTACATAGTAGCCACATGGGTGTAGAAGCTCTGACAGTTGTGGTATCATACGACTCTAGGGAGTGTACAACTTTACGAATAGTTTGAAGTCCCTCTTCAACCGTAAAGGTCACCTCGGTGTGATCGGTAGCGAGAAAGTCTGACACCTTACGAGCAGCTTCCACATCTGGACTTCCCTCGAGACCAATGGAAAATGTCCGAATTCTACCAAGTTTGCGAGCAGCGATGGCTGCGATGAGACTACTGTCTAAACCACCCGAGAGAAGGAATCCTATTTCACGATCTGTATTGTCCAAACGCGTGTGTACAGCATCTTCAAGGGTGTGCCGAATCTTTTCCAGATTCTTTGTCGCAGAAAACTTGTGAATATTCCAATACCCAGTGTGATAACAAATAAACTTGTCCACATAAGAATCATAGAAATGACCCGGTGGGAAAATGTCAATGTGCGTTCCCAAAAATAAGAGCGCCTTCGCTTCACTCGCAAAGGCAATTGAATCCTTGGTATACCTGGTATAGAATAGAGGTCTCACACCAACTGGATCCCGTGCAGCTAAGATCCGATTACCATCGGTATATACCAATGCAAAATCACCATTTATAGATTTAACAGTATTCTCAATTCCGAGAGTGTGAATGAGATTCATGACAACTTCACAGTCACTCCGACTTTTCTCTTCACCGCTACGGAAAGAGCGGTGATTGTATATTTCACCGTTACACATAAACATGCGCTTTTCACGAACAAACGGTTGCATACCCGCGTTGGTTAGATCGTTGATTGCGAGACGATAGTAATCCATCTGGCACTTACCCATGGTCTCTGTGCGGTAATCATCAGGACCACGGTGGGTGAGAAGTTCACTGGGTACATCCCGCTTCTCACCAAAGAGGGCTACAATGCCACACATTTTCTATTTCAATTACATCTCACTTTACTTTTAAGTTAAACTCCAAAATATCTCTGTAAAGACTCTCGTCTGCTTCACCATCCCATTCCTGTCCCGAAAAACTCACAAGTTGAGTTTCATGGCTATCTGGAAGGTATGCAAAATTGGTGACGCAAATGAACGAAACATTTGTTCTTTTTGCCATATCGTCAATATTCTCATAATCAAAAGATTCCAAACTTAAATAGTTTTTGAGTTCGTCTGGGGTTCTTTTTTTAATACCCGACTTACTCCTGACGCGCGCAAACCGATTGGACATATCCATATTTGGCCAGTGTCCATGTTTAGAACGAAAATGTGTCACATAATCCATGAATGCATCTGCCGTCTTCCTGTCACTGAAACAGACAAAACGAGACTTCTTGTTTGGATCAACAATACTCAAATAAGTTTTTGTGGGTTTCATTTGAATTAAGTGATACGAAGACATCTTAAAATATTTAAGGAAAAAAACTTTAACTAATATATAAGATGAACTTTCCCAAGACTGCTGGTCAATGTAAATACACGTTGGCACTTAGGTCACCAAAGCCTATAGTTGTGGGTACGGGTCCTGCGGGTACGGGTAAAACGATGCTCGCGTGTCACATTGGCATTGAGCATATATATGAAGCATTTAGGGGTAAAGTAATTCTCACTCGTCCAATAGTCGCGGCGGACGAGGATATGGGGTATCTCCCAGGTGATATGGATAAAAAGATGGAACCTTGGACAAAACCAATGTTTGACATTTTTGAAAAGTACCTTTCCCACAATCAAATGGATAGGTGTATCACCATTGAACCCCTCGGCTATATGAGAGGACGCACATTTAACAACACGGTGATTATTGCTGATGAAATGCAAAATAGTACCCCAAATCAAATGAAGATGCTTCTCACACGCATCGGGGAAAATACAAAACTGATTGTAACTGGTGACTTGGAACAATCAGATTTGGGTGAAGAAAATGGTCTCGCATTTCTGACACAAAAATTATATGGAATGAATCTCAATTACATTGAGCATGTTGAGATGGATGAGCGCGATGTTGTGAGACATCCAGCCGTTAACGAAGTGCTTAAAGTGTTACACACATAGATGAATATTAACATGAAGACGGTCGCGATAGCTCTCCCCGGTCGTGAGTTTTCTGGTAATTTCCTCAAAAATTGGTCACAGACACTTTTGACCCTCACACAAAAGGGCTACAAAATCATCATGATGAATGAGTACTCGAGTTTTGTCTCCTTTCCAAGAATGAAGACGCTCGGTCTCGATGTTCTGCGTGGTGCGACACAAGTTCCATTTAACGGGGAGGTAAACTACGATGTATGGCTCACAATTGATTCCGATATCTTCTTTTTACCGGAACAGGTGATTGAACTTATTGAAGAAACTGAAAAATATCCGGTAATTTCGGGTCTCTATCGTATGCAAGATCTCAAACATTACGCGGCGGTCAAGGAGTGGGATATGGACTACTTTAAAAAGAATGGATCATTTCAATTTATTGAAGTGAGTGACCCAATATTGAATGAAGAATATATAAATGTTGTGTACAATGGTATGGGATTTTTCGCGTGTCGAAAGGGTGTCATAGAGAATCTTAAATATCCATACTTTAGTTATCCTCTTGTAGAAATGGAAACTGAAGATGGGAAGCTCTTACGTGAAATGTGTTCGGAAGATGTCTCTTTTTGTAAAAATCTCAAAGATGCGGGCTATAAGGTCACCGTAAAGACGAGTCTTCGAGTTGGTCATGAGAAAATGCTCGTGATTTAATATCCAATATCTTTAAAAATTGGATGGTTTCTTGACCTAAAAAAGTTAGATAAATTGTTACCTTCACCCGACAGTGAATGCTCGGGATTTGTTTGTATCGGTGTTATAATTTTAGAAAAGTCATCCCCAAACCTACCAATTTTATCATATTTTATGAATACCTTTTTATCCAAAAATCTAGACCATACATAATCATTTGAAAAATATACAGGTTTAAATTCTGTCATAGGTTCTATATCTAGGTCATCTGGTACTTTTAGTTGGTTCATCGGAATTAAAAACCCCAATGTTGTTTCCAACATATCCGTTACTTCCCCATGTGTATGCGCGACTATGTATCCTAGTCCTCCATATATACTCATAACACGTTCAGGATAAGCTATACCCGAGTATCCAACTGCGCAACCAAATTCCTCATACCCTTTTAGTAGATACTCTAGAAAATGTATAGAATATTCCGAATTGTCGGTGACTATAACGGCGATTGATTCCTTCTCCCTTTTGATTATGGGTATGATATCATTTAGAGTACCATATTCTTCGGTCATGTTAACGGTGACACCGAGTGATTCTAATTCACGTATTAAATCATCCGATGGTGATTTTTTAAATTTTGGGTAATACTTTGGTAAGTTCACGTATATACAGTCTGGTACAACTGTTCCATTTTTTATAGATTTAATAGTTTTTATGACATTCTTTTCCCTTGAAGGGATGCTCGTCAGGGTCACGACTACGCGCATATATAATGATAGATCGAGTCTCTTTAAGTATTTTCCTATCCCATGAGTTGTGAAAATGATCCACCGTGTTTCATTTGTATGGGTAACTGTATTTTGTTATTTTGAACATCATGGTTAAGAAATCGGACATCCTTTTCAATTCTTTTCAATCTTTCTTTTATTATATCCCTTTCACTCATATAATCTTCTAAAAACTTTTTATTTTTTTCGTACCATTCATACACTTCATACACCTGTTCTTCGATATCAGTGTATCGTTCAACAAGTTTATAGTTGAATTGCATTTCCCTGATGCATATAGCGATTTCATCCATGACCGTTTCCAAATCATCACAATTATCTTTGATCTCTACGTGGCTGTCCATCATAATTAAAATAGCTTAGGTTTTTTTCGTGTAACAATTTAAACACTCGTTTATTATTTTCGACGTGACTTCCTTCACCATTGTTTTGAAATAGTGCATCTTCACCCATTCCATATGAATATTGTTTAATCATACCTATATTTAATGACATATCACATATACTTTTCTTTTTAATTCCCATCTTAGATAGTAAATTACTAATTATTATGTCATCATTATATGTAATTTTATAAAAATCTAAAAATATATCCTTCATATCTCGTAACCATTTCATATCTAAAATAACACCACCATAACTTTCAGTCACATCAATTTGTTCTCGATTGTATCTATTAACGCGACCATTTGTGTTAATATATTCATCCACTCTAAACCCCGATAGACACCAACACGATGGATCATTTGTATACAATTCAATGAGCTTACTCGACAGGTTGTCTGGATACCTAGTATCATCGTTAACGACGATGACTAAATCGGCGTCGCATGTTTCAGATGTGGCCGGCCCCATATACATAGTACCAGGTCCATAGTCTACACATCGATTAATTACAACTTTAGAGGATGTGTGAAAATTTGGAACGACGACATCTACATCTGGGAATCGATTATACTTACACGGAATGTTTACCCAAATTTCGTCAACATCTTGACGCTTCTCGAGGTCGTATACAATCGCGGGGAGTGTGTTAAAGCGAGAAGGTATACTTGTCAAACTTATAATCGTCTTCATAAATAACTATAATAAATTTCCTTTAAATTATGTTAAAGTTTAACGCGTTTTTAATCATATATGAGAATTACATACGCCATTTGTGTATGTGATGAACACAATGAGCTTAACGCACTTTTATCGTTCCTCACAAAAGTGATTGATGATGAAGATGATATCAATATTCTTGTTGATAGTGGAAAAGTTACAAAGGAAGTAAGATGTGTATTGGAAAAATTTAAGAAAAGAATTATAGTGAATGAACGTACATTTTGTGGTAATTTTTCGAATCATCGCAATTATCACATTACAAAGTGTTCCGGAGATTACATTTTTGTGTTGGACGCGGATGAAATTCCTAAGGAGGAGTTGATTAAAAACATAAAGTCATTCGATTCGGATGTATTGAATATACCACGAATTAATATTATACCTGGATACACGGAAGAGTGGTGTAAAAGTATGAATTTTTCGGTAAATGATTTTGGGTGGATTAACTGGCCAGATTATCAAGGTCGCTTTTTCAAGAATGATGGTAAAATAAAATGGAGTCTGGGTCTCCACGAGCGTCTCATTGGGTCAGATAAGGTTTCGAATCTCGAAGCAAATCCCCGCGTCGCGTTATGGCATATTAAATCGATTGAAAAGCAAAATAAACAAGATATATTTTACAAGAACTTAAAAGAAACTTAAGTTTTTTGTACAACATGTGGTGGCCTTTGATGCAAACCGCGATTACCGAATCCGATAAGAAATGTCTCGTTGATTTCATTACTTCTTCAGATAAATATACATGTGGTAAGATGGTCAAACAATTTGAAGATGATTGGAGTCATTGGCTCGGTTGTAAACATTCCGTGTATGTAACATCGGGTAGTACAGCGAATTTATTACTTATGGCGGCAGTCAAGGAACTTTACAACATTCCAAATGGTTCAAAGGTACTCGTACCTACGTGTACATGGGTTACCAATGTATCACCCGTGTTTCAACTTGGACTTGAACCTGTTTTTTGTGATGTAGATCTGGAGAGATATAGTTTTGATATGCATAATTTACCAGAGGAGGATATTGCGATCATTTTCATTACACATCTTCTTGGTTTGAATGCTCCCGTAGAACAGCTCCGAGAGAGATATCCAAATGCCATTTTTATCGAAGATATTTGTGAATCTCATGGTGTTGTGGGTCCAGATGGTACAAAGCGGGGTGCAAGTGGTGTCGGAAGTACGTTTAGTTTTTATTATGGTCATCACATGACTACAATTGAAGGTGGTATGATTTCAACAAATAACACCGATCTTTATGAACTTATGTTACTCAAACGAAGTCATGGTATGGCTAGACACCTTTTACCCGAGAATTATGAAACAACAATCGCAAAGTATCCAAATATTAATCCACAATTTTTATTCTTAACAGATGGATATAATTTTAGAAATACGGAACTAAATGCGGTTTTGGGAATCGAACAACTCAAACGTTTGGATGACAACATCGCGATAAGGCGTAAAAACTTTGAATGTTTTATTAAACATCTCAATCCAGATATTTTTTATATTCCATACAATGACCCAGGTAATAGTAGTTTCGCATTTCCTTTCATTTGTAAGAAGCGCGGGGATGTACAAAAACTTCAAACCATTTTCAATGAACTTGATATTGAACACAGACCCATTGTGTCTGGTAATCTTCTTTTACATCCATTCCTTGATAGATGGAAAAATACCGTTCAAACTCCAAATGTTACGATTCTAAATGATAATGGTATCTATATCGGTAATAATCAATTTGTGACCGAAGATATGTTAGTTAAAGTTTTTGATAAAATTAAAGATAGATGGTAAAGACTATTTTACACCATCTTGGTCTTGGTGATCAAATTATGTTAAATGGTATGGTGCAACACTTTGCAAAAACGGATAATGTCGTCATTTTTGCAAAACGGTGCCACGAAAGAGATCGAGTCATTGATCTACAAACGGATAAGTTTGTATATAAACCACATTCAAAAATTACCGATAATAAACAAGAGTTCTTTCAATGTCCTTAATACGTTCACACTTTATCTCGAGAATTGTAATCTTATCGATAAGTTCAGCTTTTGATATTTCAACAAGCATTTAAAGTTTTACCAGCTAGTTCTTTAAATGTATGTCGCTATAGTGACGGGTGCGAATGGTCAGGATGGATTGTATATGTGTGAGTTGCTTCTAAACAAAGGTTACGACATTAAACGTCTCACTCGAAGTGATGGGGGTGTGTTAGACTATTTGACTGTGTATAATATTGTATCCGAGTGTTCAGATTATGAAAGAATCGAAATATATAATTTGGCAGCGAAAGTTAATAGTGGAACACCAACGGAAACATTTAAAGTTAATACAATAGGTCTCCAAAATATTCTAGAAGCTGTTCGAGAGCTAAACATTCAAGATAAATGTAGAATATGTCAAGCGTCGAGTTCAGAAATGTTTGGAAACACCAAAGAAGTTCCACAAAATGAAGTCACTCAATTCTACCCAAGATCTATTTATGGTGTATCAAAGGTAGCCGCACATTGGCTCACACGAAATTATAGGGAAAACTATGGTATATATGCATGCTCTGCCATCCTCTATAATCATGAATCCCCAAAGAGGGATAAAAGTTACGTGACTCAGAAAATTGTGAAAGGTTTACAATCTGGTGAATGTTTTCACATTGGAAACCTTGAATCTAGACGCGACTGGGGACACGTAGAAGATTACGTGGAAGCTATGTGGTTGATGTTACAACAATATACCCCGGATGATTACATTGTCGCGACGGGGACAACATATTCGGTTCGTGAGTTTATTGAAATCACGACATCCAAGTTGGGTAAAACTATAAATTGGTCGGGGGAGGGAGTAGAAGAAGTTGGTAGCATTGACGATAAAGTTATTGTGAGGGTTTCTAAAGATTTTTACCGTCCATGTGAGAGTAATTTACTCACCGGGGATTCATCAAAAATTAGAAATATTGGTTGGATTAGAAAACACACCATCCACACCATCATCGATGATATGCTTAATTCCATCTCGTAGAGATATTTTGGGTTTCCAATATTTCAATATAAAATTCCTTGGTTCGTTACAACGGTCATGATTTGTGATAGTTACATCGGTGACACGCACATCATCACATATATACTTTGCCACGTCCTTTATTTTTATCCATTCAAAGTTTGTGACGTCTATAGTTTTTTCAGTTCGTATAATTTCATCGTAATGTTTCATGATTTCGGTGAGACACTCCGCGCAATCACCCGCGTGTAAAAATTGTCTCTCTTCATCACCGGATGTCATCAAGTTAATATATCCATTCGTTTTCCATTTGTGAATCATATCAGGAATAACGTGTGATTTATGTGATATAACCTCGGAGTCGTATACGTTCCAAAATCGTACAGATAGTCCATTTAATTTTGATGTGTAATGTTCTCCTACGTGTTTTAGCGTTCCATACACATTATTCATATTATACATGGTACTCGAAGCAAAAATAAACTTTTTATTCTGAAGACTGTTAAATGTGTGTAACATGATCATCATATTTCTGTTTATAAAATCTATATTTATATCCGATATATACTTCGCTCCACCAACATCATACGCAAGAAAAAATATAAAATCCGAAGCATCGATCGCACTTTTAAGACGGGTAATATTTACGAAATTACTGAGGTCGTGGTTGTGAGACAATTTAATATCCCAATGTGTAACTACATACTTACATTTTTCGAGATATTTACACAAACTAGAACCGATAATACCCTCGGATCCCAAAACTAAAATATTCATAATTTGAAATTGTCTTAATCTTTTAAATTATGAATATTTTATTTTGTTAATATATAATAAATGTCAAGTCTTACTTCGACTCAGACGGCTTCCGCTATGTACAACAGAGCAAAAAATATTGCGTCTGGTAAAATTGATCTTGAAGTGTCAGGAATGACGGTCATGGGTATTCTCTTTCTTGGCTTCTTCTACATGATTATTTCGTCCATCGGTATGAGCATCTACTCTAAGTGTGATGCCATGAAGGGACAACCAATCCAAGAGAACCTCAACAAATACTTGGCTGCGACCCTCACTATTGGTCTCACCATTCCATTCACTCTCTTGATGACCAAGTTTGTTAAAAATGAAGGTGTCGCCTTTGCGCTTATTTACTCCATCATGGGTCTCGTCGGTAGTGCGGCTGCGCTCAATTGGACCATGAAGTGTGATAACGCGAAACAAAGTGAAAAGGGATTTGCTGGTTTCAGTGTGTTCCTCTTCACATCCACACTTCTCATTTCCATGTTTCTCATGCGACCCAAGAGAACAATTTATTAAATTGAATAATTTTAGAGAATGAAACCAATCGTGTACAATATTTACATTCTCATGATGCTCTTGGCCCACGTGATGCGTAGGGCAGGAACATTTACGATGGAGGATAAGGTGAGAATGTTAGAATTTATTGGTAATATGGCCCAGAACCCAGACCAAAAAGTGTCATTAACGCAAAGATTATCATAAAGGTGCGCCCCGTCTCACGAGTTGCCCAATCTTCAAATTGTTTTTCGTTAAGTTTTTCGTCAGCATTTTTCATACTCATCAATACGAACGCACATGACATGATAGCGAGGGCATCAAATGGAACTTGTTGCATTTGTTGTGTAATGTTGAGACCCGTAAGAGCCCAGTTTGCGCCACCAAATACAACTCCATACATAGAAGCACGACCATTTACAACTTCTGCAAAGTCAAGCGCACTCCTTTGCTTTGCATAAGTCACATGTTTTCGCGATCTACGAAACCCTGCACGAGTAAGCATTGGTTGTCTAAGTGTTGAAATCATTGTTTCTTGTATTAGTTTTTCTCATTTTCTTTAACCAGGATTTTGTTGAGAAGGTACAATTGAAGGAGTAGACCGAGCGTTGTATACGCCACCGTGAAATTCATACCATACTGTCTAGACTGGTAGATGAGCCAAAGGCAGCTCGCGAGGAGACTCAGGAGGATGGCATTTTTAGATTTCTCATCCATTTCATCAGAGCGGATATAGTCCTGGTACATTTGAACGAAACCTATACCAAAGGCAAATGCTGCGACCACGTTGTTTGCATCCATTTTTAATCTATACTAACATTATAAAATGGAAGCGATCTTGGAAAAATTCGGTGGTAAAATTGATGCGAAAGGTGTCATCACTATGGTTGAAGACATCAAACGAGAATACTTGGGTGATGGGCTTCAAAAGGAAGATATCCCCCCAATCGTTGCGAAGTTGATGATTAATGCGTCCAAGTTCAATAAACTTGAGGGACCACAAAAGAAGAAGTTGGTCATCGCGATCCTCAATCACTTGATTGGTGAAATTGACGGTGATTCGGAAAAGGACAGTGAGTTTGAACTCGTCCTTAAGGCTATGGTACCAGCCATGGTTGATGGGTTCGCAGGTATGCTCAAGGCTAAACAGGCGGTCGCCAATCTCTTTAGCTGTTGCATGAAGGGAAAGTAACATAAGGATTTGGGATGTTAATATTGTAGAATGAAATTTCCTCCATTGGAGGTTATGATTCAATACGGGTTATATACAGTAAAAGAACTCGAAAGGTTTTCAAAAGGGCTTGTGCCGAAAAAAAAGAACGTCATCATTCTTAACGAGTGCAATAGGTGTGCATTCGTATATCCGGGCGCTACCTGCAATAATTGTTGTTGATATGGGATATTACATTGTTGAAAGTCATATGACAAAGAAACCCATAGAAGCGAGGAGTGATTCAACTATATGTGCGGAGAGGCGTCTCATCAAACAGCTTTGGAGGGAGTGTTTGAAAAGGGGAAATAAACCTCATCAGTTTTCAAGTTGGATAAATAGGAAATATGGTGAACTCGTTATTGAGCGTAAGACATGTTACGGACACGGGAATTCACTACCATGTGTCCTATGTAGGAAGGCTATTGAAAAGAATGGAATCAGATGGTCCGCACATGATGGGACGAAGTGGGTCCATAGCAAAAAATCAGAATATTTACCATCATCTATTCCAACTAACAAACAAAGTAGACTACTAGGTTTTAGGCGTAATAACTAATCCAAGAGCGGACTCCAAATTATTGTGGTTTCTCACGAGTGGTTTATTTCTTTTTAGTTTTAGAGCGTTGTTACTTGTAGATGCATTCTTTATTTCATTCATTTTCTTTGTGTTTGAAATAATGGGTATTACGTTATCAATAACCGGGGATGATTCCACTGGCTGTGGCTGTCCCTCATCTCGTGTGAGATTTTTTCTAAATTCTTCAATTGTTAGATCACCACCAAACTCCACAAGCCTAAATCTATTTGGTGCAGGTTTCACATGACCTATTTGGTTGTACATCTTTCGTCGCATGAGTACAATGTTTCCACACACTATACTCCCCTTGACATCACCAAATTTATCTATCGCATACGATTTTACACAACTCCATGAACAAAAGTTGCCAGCTGTGTAAAATTTACTTCGTCTATCGTCGTAACGATGAGGAACAGTTAGAGGTGTACCCTCAAAGGTGTGACAACACCACCAACACCAAGACATATTATAAAAAACTATCTCCTCTTTAAGCTTGACATTATGAGTAAGAGACACAAACAACATAACGAAGATGATGAGCTTGCGTAGTATGTCAAATATCTCACATTCATGTTTTTCCAATTAAATTTTTTAGGGAATGCGGTGATGGGAAGCTTATTGAGTGGGAACTTATCAAATGGTGGTTCTCTCGCGTCGTCCCAAAAGCTATCATCTCTTTCCTCATCCCACCAATCTGGAAGTACAAGTTCAGCCATGTCTGCATTACAGTCAACCGCAATACTTGCAATTGATTGTGATTGAATGTTAATATCTTTTTCACAAAAATTGTATGAAGGTTTACAATCACTCTTTACATTTGATGGAATGTAACCCTTTTTACATGCCCTAAGCGTACAGTGTGCATTATTTTTTAAGATATTGAAACCATCGGAATATCCGTATACAGTTTTTGAGGGATCATCGGGGTCTTCTGATATAACCGGTTGAGGTCCAAATACTTGACGATTGTCCTCTAATACTTTGAAATAGTCGCAACCAGCAGCTGAGGGGTTTGTATCACACACCTTATTTTTCAGGTTGTAACATGCGCACCATTCATCGGTTGGATTTTGGCTACAAAAAGACGACGCTGTGGCATCATATTGGTCACGCAACAAATTCTTTACACACTTACCATCTGTTTTAAGACGCGTACCTTCATCATCCATAAGGCACCACTTCTTACGCTCAGCAGTTCCCAAACGATCGGCACATGTCTGTCCATTACCAATTTGTTCAGTGAAGTTTTTTATGTCCCCGCAATATTCTGTGACCAGATCTTCATATCCAAAATATTCTTCGCATGGTGTTGAAGCGAGCATACCGAGTGCCTGAGATGTGATTGGAAACTTTTCTCTATTTGTTGCGAAATCGTCACCATATTCCTCTTTTAACATCTTGTCCATCTCTTCACATTGATCAACTGTAATGGTAGTGGGAGCCGAACCACCACCACCCATGATGTCTCTTATCTTTACCTCAGAAAATATATGAGTTCCTGAGGGAGAGTTAAGTTATTTATCTACGAAAACGGGATGGACCTCTACCTCCACCAGAGGACATTAGTACTATAATAATCAATAGGCAGCAACACACCAATAATAGTGCACCACCACCAATAGCCAACCGTGTTGTATTATTGTTAAGATCAATACCATTCTCAGGTGGTGAAGGTGTTGGGGTGCCGGGAGGTGAAGGTGTTGGGGTGCCGGAAGGTGAAGGTGTTGGGGTACCGGAAGGTGTCCCCGAAGGACTATCCCCCGCAGATGATGGTGTACCAGTGGTAGCCGTCAAATTACACTGTGCTTCAATCGTTGATTCGGAAATCTGACTCAAGTCAAAAGATTGTGCGCAGATTTGTACAGGTGCATTGCAGTTTTGATTCGCATTTTGGGGTACATACTTAGCACCTTGACACACACCACCAAAGCATGCAGCCTTACCAGACCACACATTTCTAAATCCTTCAGGGGTTGCCTCAACTAACTTGTCAAACTGCTGCCTCTTCTTATCACATCCCGCCGCGGCGGAATCTGTATCACATACATTATTCGTTACATTGTAGCACGAACACCATGGGTCTGCTTTACCCGTGGCAGTTTTACAATATGTTTCGGCAATACCAGCGTAGAAGTTACCAAGGTTTTCTGGAGTACAACTCGCATCTTTGGCTATCCGATCACCAACTGAACAATACTCTTTTGCGAGTGACTTAATAGTGTCATATTCAAGACAAGACCCACCCCCGGGGTTTTTGAATACATTTTTGGATAGTTTGCAAAAATTCTCCTTTAAACTATTAAAAAGGATACTCATTTCAGCATTCCCACCCTTCTGGTCAAAAACCTTTCTAATTTTTGATTCGTCATCATCTTTATAAAAACACACACTCTTTTTACCATTTGGACGTGCATATACTTTAACGGCACCCGGACAATCAGCATCTGTAATAGCCTTAATATTATTGGGGCGTGACTCGGGAATATCTGTATAAAAAGTTACTGCTACAGCATGTCCACATTGAGCAATGGCATCTCCGTATTTTTGGTATATATAATTACAACCTGTGTATATAGTATCACCACTTACCATACCACACCCATTTACACCATTATGTGATATAAATTGGATTGGTCTGGTACCTGCGCGCTCATAGTTAAATACTTTACGATTAGGCCAATCCAGATGTACATTTGTTCGGTCATCTATGGGACACCCACATGATTGAACTCCACATGACATAGTGCTCTTACCTTTACCTTAGAAAATATATAGGTTTCTGAGGCAGAGTTAAGTTATTTATCTACGGAAACGGGATGGACCTCCACCCCCACCACCACCCGAAGACACTAAGACCACAACCAATAATAAACAACATATTATGAATAGTGCACTCACCCCGCCAACAGCCAATTGTTTTTTAGAGTCATTTCTTATATCGTCAAGGGATTGAGGAATATAGTCCCCAATACCACCCGAAGGTGTTCCAGGTGGTGTTCCAGATGGTGTTCCCGAGGGTGTTCCAGACGGTGTTCCAGATGGTCCGTCACCCGTGGATGGTGGAGTTCCCACATTGGCCGTTTGCTCACAGGTAGCGTTAATGGTTGAATCGGCTATACCTTGGATATCAAAATCTTGAACACACACTTGAACAGGTCTATTACAATTTTGGTTAGAATTTTCAGGTATATACTTGTCACCGGTACACACACCACCAAAGCACGCAGCCATTCCATTCCATGAATTTTTATACTCTTCTGGCGTCGCTTCAACCAACTTGTCATATGTTTGTTTTTTTTGTGCACACCCAGCGGCACTTGAATCAGTGTCACACACCCCACTGTTTACATTATAGCATGAGCACCAGGGATCAGCTTTACCTGCGGTTGTTTTACAGTAGGCTTCGGCAACACCGGCATAAAAGTTACCAAGATTGACTGAGGTACAACTCCCATCCGTAGCTATCCGATCACCAACACTGCAGTACTCTTTGGCGAGTGCTTTACTTGTGTCATATTCAAGACACGAACCACCACCGGGATTTTTGAATACATTTTCACTTACAGCACAGAATTTTGTTTTCAAGTCTGAAAATGTTAGAGCTTTATCATTACTACCTGAAGTAGTTGCATGAAGAGTTCTTAAACGAGTTTCGTCATATTTATCATACACACATTCTAAATAGTTACTACCATGATACTTCGAAGTAAAATATCCATCACCACCCGGACATGCGTCGTTCCGCATACCACTAATAAATGTATTTGGGGGTGTTTTCATTTTAGCTGAAATATTCTTATTCCAGTCAATATCTTGAAGTGGCCACCAAATGCCGATAGACTCTATATTCATACCGCGATACCTACCCGCTTTTATAGGCAACACTATACGATTACCGTGTCTATTTTGGTTAGCAAATCCGATTATTGTCGCATCTGGACTACAAGTACGAGGACTACTTTCGGGTGGCTGCCATGATTTTATAGCACCACCGAATCCAATATCGGATTTTTTATTGAATCCCCAGACATTCGTGGTACGTCCATATGTCGATGTCCTAAAATCAGGTGCTGGATATACAGTTAGTTTACATTCCTTCGGCATGAATGTCTCTTACCTTTACCTTAGAAAATATAGGTTCCTGAGGCAGAGTTAAGTTATTTATCTACGGAAACGGGATGGACCTCCACCCCCACCACCACCTGAAGACACTAAGACCACAACCAATAATAAACAACATATTATGAATAGTGTACTCACCCCGCCAACAGCCAATTGTTTTTTAGAGTCATTTCTTATATCGTCAAGGGATTGAGGAATATAGTCCCCAATACCACCCGAAGGAGTATCCCCCGAAGGTGTTCCCGAAGGTGTTCCCGAAGGAGTATCCCCCGCAGATGGTGCAGTTGTGGTAGTAGCCGTCAAGTTACACTGCGCTTCAATCGTTGATTCGGAAATCTGACTCAGGTCAAATGATTGTGCGCAGATTTGTACAGGTGCGTTACAGTTTTGGTTCGCGTTTTGAGGTACATACTTAGCACCTTGACACACACCCCCAAAACAGGCTGCCTTACCCGACCACACATTTCTAAATCCTTCAGGGGTTGCCTCAACTAACTTGTCAAATTGCTGCCTCTTCTTATCACATCCCGCCGCGGCGGAATCTGTATCACATACATTATTCGTTACATTGTAACAAGAACACCACACATCAGCTTTACCTGCGGCCGTTTTACAATAGGTTTCAGCAATACCCGCGTAAAAGTTGCCAAGATTGGTTGGGGTACAACTCGCATCTGTGGCTATCCGATCACCAACACTACAGTACTCCTTGGCGAGTGACTTGGCGGTGTCATATTCAAGGCACGGACCACCTCCGGGGTTTTTGAATACATTTTTGGATAGTTTACAGAATTTTTCTTTGACAGCCGCATGGTCGGTCGCACTACCACCAGCCAGTAGAGATCGCAAGGCTGTATCATTTCCATCATCATAGAAACACGCATTCTTTTTACCAACAACCCTTTTATAAGTGTTAGTGGCACCCGGACACTCTCCATCTGTGTTGACTAAGATGCGTTTCCATATTCTTCTTGGAATCGCTGTAACTTTTACAGACCTTAGATTATTTTCCCATAAATCACCTTTGGGACTTCTAAATACTCTGGGATCACCCCTGTAGTTAGTTTTATAATACCCTAAAATTTCATGATCCTCACAACCAGATATTCTATATGATGAACTATTACACCCATGCCCACCAAGAACTGGGGTACCATCGGCGGAGCTATTTGAACATGTATTCGTGTAATTGCCAGTCAAACCCCGCCAACACGATCCGTCACCATCCCAAGTCCAGTGGTCACATAATGCATATTTACACGCTTTTGCTGGGGGTTCTTCATTGTAAAAATTAATTATTTCATCATATGTAGGGGTACATTTTTCTTTATCGGGAAAGTCTGGACACATATCCTTACACGCCTTTTTCCCTTCATCACTCAGGTTGTCATCCTCAGGTTTGTCAAGGTAGTCCTTACATTTTTGAGCACTATGACCTACTCCCATGATGCTTCTTACCTTTACCTCAGAAAATATATAGGTTCCCGAGGGAGAGTTAAGTTTTTAGATACTTACAAAGTCTTCAAAAATTCCAAGAGTTCCGCCGTCTTCTTTTCGTTCGCCAAGGTGAGAGCCTTCTTTTGCTTCTCTTCATCATCGGTTTGCTTCTTCACCATACCATAGACAATGAATGGATTTGGTTCTTCGGAGTTCTCAACATAGAGAATAGCTTCAGACTTCTTGTCTTCCAACTTTTCCCGTTTGACACGCATGATATTCCAACCCACGACAACAAGGATAGCCAACACAAGGACCACCTGGTTCAATGACATCTTCCTGATGTTGAGTTTCATTTGTAATACTGAGACATTTTTTTCTCAGCCCACATTAATATAACATCATGGGAGGAGGTGGATCCCAAACGATCAATCAAAATTTCAACATGTCTGCCATCAACAAAAGTATTTTTGAGTCAATCACAGAAAACAGCGCGTCGGCGGTCGCCTCAGGTGCGGTTGTTCAAAACTTGCGTGTGGTGATGAGAAATGTGAGAGGATGCTCATCAGACTTTAATCAAAAAGTTGAATCCATGGTGACATCATCTTCGGAATTACTAGCTGAAAATGAAACTGAAATTAAAAACGCCATCACAAATGAAATGCAAGCTGGGGTTCAAGCTCAAATTGAAAAGGCTACAGAAATGGGTAACATGCAATTTGGTGATAAACAAAATGTCAATCAATCAGTGACATTAGAAATTCAAAACATTGTTGAGAATACAATCAAGACCGTCAATGAAAATGAATCCGTCTCCGAAAGCGTTGTTGTTCAAGGTGGCGATCTCATCATTGATGGGTATGATTGCCGTGAAGGTGGTGATATCAATTGGAGTCAGGATGTCAAAGCACAAGTGATTGCCGAAGCTGTGACAACGGCGCTTACCGGTGCTATTGCTTCAAGTGAAGTGATGAATCAGTTGAGTGCCGCGGCTGGTGCAGACCTTAAGTCTGAAAACAAAGGCCTAGCTCAGTTCATCACAGCTTTTTTCGAAGGTTTCACCGGTCCAGTGAAGTATGCCATCATCGCCGCCGTTGTGTGCTGCTGCCTTCTTGTCCTCGTCATGATTGTCATCGGTCTCTCCCCAGCTGGACAGTCGGCTGCTGCCAATTTAGGTAAAGCGGGTGCTTCTCGCCTCGGTGGTGCGCGCCGATTCTAAGTTAAAGATATAAAGATCCTTTAAATTAATGATTCTGAGTATTGATGTTGGTATTCGGAATTTAGCCATGTGCTTACTCAATGAAACAAATAACCTTGTGGAGGAATGGGATGTCTCCGGTGTCCCACCCGAACACAAAGATGGTATCTATGTCTCATTGAGAAAACACTTAGATGAGAGGCCTTGGGTTCTTACTGCCCAAACAATCCTCATAGAAAAGCAACCAGATCGTAACAAGAAAATGGTATCCGTCATGCATTTCCTCCATGCATACTTTATCATTAAATGTCCTAATGCGGAGACAATTCTCTATGATGCGCGTCACAAGATTCCAGATGTCGCTGGCCCCGGCAAAGCGCAGTATAACAAACGGAAGAAGGTCTCCATTGAGAGATGTGAAGAATTCATTCGGAGTGGACCCACAAACGCTCATTGGTTGGAGACCTTTCTCAAGTCTAAAAAGAAAGATGACTTGGCTGACACCGTCATGCAAGCCCTCAGTTTTGTGAATCGTGTGGAAGTCACAGCAACCACCAAGAAAACCAAAAAGTCCACCAAGTTGGTGGCTCGCAAACCTAATGACAATCAAAAGAGGACAAAATATTCAAAATCAAACCTAGCTTGGATTTATCTCAACAAACCTGAGTGTGAAGTTCTTGAGAATAACAAGAGGTTTATGAAGGATCTCAAAAGGTACTATCGTGATATCGATGACTTGATTAAAGATTTGGGGGGAACTAAGAATTAGAACACTATGCAAAAAGATGTCTTGGACCAAGGATTTGTACGATTGGTTGATCACATGCCGCAACAAGATTTGGACACCTCAATCGTCCAAGCTGCCAGAGTATCATATGGAGACGGAACAAAGACTTCCCGAGGAGACCGAGGACTCCTCAGGTACTTGCTTCGACATTGGCACACAACGCCTTTCGAAATGGTGGAATTCAAGTTCCACATCAAGATGCCCCTCTACATCGCCCGTCAACATTTTCGACATCGAACAGCCTCCGTCAATGAACTCTCCGCCCGCTACTCCGTCGTACCGAAACAGTACTACAACCCAGGAGTTCTACGAGGTCAGTCTCAGGTAAATAACCAGGGATCTGAGGGGGTTGTGGAGGTCAACGAAGAAAAGACGAACCAAATTAACGAACATTTAGAACATTCTTTTACATTGTATGAGAGCCTTCTCGGGGAGGGGGTGTGTCGGGAACAGGCGCGTGGCAACCTCCCACAGTGTACCTATACCGAATTCTATTGGAAGATTAACCTCCACAACTTGATGCATTATCTCCATCTTCGTATGGATGATCACGCCCAAAAGGAGATCAGGGACTACGCGAATGCTATTTATGACTTGGTTGAACCTCTCGCACCCATCACAATGGAGGCGTTTAGGGATTTCAGGGTAAACGCGATGCATCTCACGGGACCGGAGATTGAGGCTCTCGCCACAGGAAAAGAGATAGATTCACCGGGGGAGAGGCGTGAGTTTGAAGAAAAGTTGAAGCGCTTAAAAATAAAAAGATAGTAGATAATAAATGTTCTCTCTCACAACATCTACAACTTTCATGGCGAAGACTAACCGTTTCAAGAAGTTTGGTAAGAAGATGAAGAAACAAAATGACACAGACGTGGGTAAGATCCGAGAGAAGTTGTCGGATATTAGCCGCGATGAACAACGGCGTGTCAAGGAAATCTTCAAAGAACACCAGGAATTCTTCAAGGGTTCTCAGAAAAAGGAAGAAGTCGCTATCGATTTTTACGAGAACTAAACGCAAACCACAAAGTACACAGAACAAACGCCATCGTTAATGATGTATCGTCAAACTGATCCGCCAAGAGCGCGCTCACTATACTATACTGAACCATGCGTATATCTTGTCTTGTTTTAGACATAGACCTTTTCATGGCCGCTTTGGATTTCTCCAAACCCAAAACAGCCGTACTTATATTTCGTATCTTCGCGGGCATTTCTGCCGTCTTCATGATAGCATCTTGTATGTCAACTGATTCCACAAATTGTTGTTTGATCATGGGTTCTAGGTAGGTGAAGTAGTTGAACTCTGGATCTAACTGGATACATATACCCTCTATGAGCGAGAAGGATTTTGCTAAATACACAAAACTCGTCGGTACCATGAATGGCTTTTCAGCCGCAAGTTGTGCCGCTATATCGTCGTTTATTATATTTGAACCATCGAGGGTTTCAAGATAACCCAAAACTGTTTCAAAAAAGAGTTCAATATCTGAAAGATCTGAACTCATAGGTATTATGACACCGAGGTTCACAAGAATTTGAACAATTCCCTTCGTGTCCTTGTCTATTATACATCCGAAGAGTTGTTTGAACCCATCGCGAAGTTCTTCGGAAAGGTCTACAATGAGACCAAAGTCGTAGAAGACTAACTTGCCCTTAGGTGAAAACCCTAAATTACCGGGGTGGGGATCTGCGTGAAAAAAGCCTTTGTCCATCGTTTGGATCACATAGGAATTGATGAGAGCTTCACAGATCTTCTTTCTATTTACATTTGGATCTGTGAGTTCCGTGAGTTTTTCAGATTCAACATATTCCATGACGATGGTGTCATCCGTACAAAAATCCTTATAGACTTTTGGTACCTTTACCCACTTTACATCTTTCATATTCTTTCGAAAACGCACGGCGTTCTCAATTTCTTGTTGATAATCTGATTCACCCAAAAGGTACTCGATGGATTCATTGAGCACAAACTCTGAGCTATTCCCAGTGTCAACCCCAACTTTTTCCAAAAAACGCACAATCTCACGGACATTATCTGTATCCACCTTCATAGTCTCGTATATATTAGGTCGTTTGACTTTGACGATGACATCTTTCCCGTTTTTCAGTTTTGCGCGATGTACCTGTCCAATACTCGCAGATTTGAATGGTATTGGTTCAAACTCGTCAAAGTATTCTAAATTTACAACATCTTGTACAACATCATATGCCACTGGAGGAACATTGTCTTGTAAAGACTCCAACTGTTTTGTGAATTCGGGAGGGTACAGATCGGCTCTCGTAGATGCGATTTGACCCAATTTCACAAAAGTCGGTCCAAGTTCCAAAAGTTGATCCCTCGTCCAAGACCCAAGTTCTGCCTTATCTTTTACAAAATTATTTTTCCATACAAATTTGGCGGCAAACTTCCAGGTCTTCATCTTCTGTGACGGAGGGGGTTTCAGTGGTCTATGGGTTGCGACGCATAGCATCCTACTCTGTGAAGATATTTTATTTTTATCTTAGGTTACTTTAAATGAAAAAGTTCTCAAACTTCCTTGGACCACTCAGCACACCAACTGAAACCGTTATTAAGGCACAACCAATCTTGTTTACCCTCATCATCTTGTATCAAGGTTTGTTCTCTGGTAACGCGATCAAGATTCCAAAGAACCTTAAAACTCTTTTCAATAGCAAGACTTTCCGATTCTTGTCGATCATGTTGATTGCTTTCAGTGCCACACAAGACATTGAATACGCACTCATCTCCACTGTGATTTTTCTTAGTGCCATGTATGCCATCAAGACTCCAGAGGAGAGAAGAGAATCTGGATTAATATAAATGTTAAAAGTAGAATGAAGATTCATATTGTTGGCGCTGGACCAACAGGTATGTCGCTTGCTTGGGAAATACTCAGGTCAGGGGAACACGATATTACAATTTATGATAGAAAGACATCCGCGGGTGGTTCTTGGTGGGAACCAGATACAGACATGAGAGATCTTCACGCACACAGAATAGTTTTTGACAAGGCTTTTGTGAATACCCACAGTCTCTTTCGTGAAATGAAAATCAATTGGAATCATATATTCAAACCTGTAAAGAAGGATATTTATGGTTTTATGTATCGCTCCCTACAACTTGGTGATTATGGAATGCTCGCATCCCTCGCTACACGCGTGTTGACACAACCCGAAAAGTATCGGAAAATTTCTCTAAAAGATGCCGTGGGTAAACTTTCAGAGAGTGGTCAAAAATTTATTCAACATCTTCCACTTATCATGGATGGTGTGACTTGGGATATCATGTCAGCGTATGAATTTGTAAAAAATTTCGATTATGTGGGACTTTCGAAGCAATATACACAAAAAGTTTCTGGAAAAGTCATGTGTGATAAAATGCAAATAGCACTCATGAAAAAAGGTGTGAACTTTGTATTCGGTAAGGAGCTTCAAAACGTTGAATACTTTGAAGACACTTATGAAGCTACATTCACAGATGAAATGGTTGTAAATGATGGAATGTTATTCTTATGTATAGACAATAGTCCAGCTCTCAAATTTTTAGGTGATAATTGGGGATCCGACGCAGACAAAAAAGTTCGCGAAAGTACGTATGGTTCCATAAACGTTCTTTTAGATTATGACAAAACTATACATTTGGGGGACGACTTGGAAATTGCATCAAAAACAGAATGGAATCTTCAACCAGTTGTCTTGTCCGATGGTAAGACAGTTTCGTGTGTCATATGTAATTTAACAAAAGATGTTCTCTCATCTGATCCAGAAACAATAAAAAATAAAGTTGTACACGACCTCGGTTTACCACCACCGAGAGAAGCTCGTATTGGTTGGGGTTCAGAATGGAAAGAGGATCACTGGGAATTTACACAATCTTCCGGGGTTCTCAGTCTTCATGGCCAACTTCCATTTTTTGGTAAATGTTCAAAGGTTGCGATGTGCGGTATGATGTCGCCACGAAAAACACCATTCTCGAGTATCGAAGCATCTGTTGAAGTTTCAAGGACGCTCAGTCATCAATTATTTAATACACGAAAACCACTTCAACCCCGCCTCGTAACAGATATTTTGACAGTCGTTTTATTGACACTTATAGTTTTAATTCTAATTTATATAAATAGAAATCAATGAAGTTTGAGGCAAAAGTCTACGAACCCATGTATGACCACAACGACAAAAAATATATTCGTTTGGTCATTCCTGAAAATTGTTCTCAAATTATACACCGAATTCACGCAAATAAGTCGTGGCTTATTAAGAATTCGCATGTAGATGATCCACTCGATGGTCGAATTCTTACAGTGAAAGTTCCATTCCGTTATAGGAGAGTGATGTGCAACGTCAATGGTCGTCCGGTGCAGTCTCTTATAAAGGGTGATGAAGTTGAAGTCGAAGTTGACTTCGCGGGTATATGGAATGTCGGTAATTATAGTGGTTACGCATGGAAGCTCATGTCAATTACTTCACTTCCTTGACTTCTTCTTCTTCTTCTTTCTTTTCTGGAATATCAATCGTGGTCAAACCATTTTCCTTGAAACCCAAAAACACGCGAAGGCTTCCCTGTAGACGGTGAAGTTCTTGGTACGTACTTTCGATCGCTTCTTGGATCTTTTTAATATTCTCTTCCACGTCAAGGGATGGCATTGTAACTATATAAAGTTACTATTCTTTAATATATTAAATGTTGACGCGGACGGGATACCTCGTCACTGAGGGACCAATTCAGGAAATTAAAAAGGAACTGACAGTAAGACCACAGGTCAACAGCGACTATGGATTTCCTCCCCCACCTTTCAAGGTTTTTAGAACAGCTAAGAATGGAGTGTGCGTTCCAAGATTCTACGGAGTTGGTAAGGTGGGAAAGCCCAAGGAGGATCGTCGCCCCGAGCCAGCGAGATCCAGCGCCAAGTTCGTCGGTCAGTTACGAGACGCAACCCACCAGAACGAGGCTCTTGCTGCAGCTATTAGTGCGGGTCATGGTGTTCTCTCGCTCCCATGCGGGTATGGCAAGACCACCGTATCCTTGGCAATAGCGTGTAAGTTGGGCTACCGCACAATGATTGTAGTTCATAAACAGTTTCTCGCAGATCAATGGCGGGAACGCATTCAACAGTTCTGCCCGGGGGCCACGATAGGGATAGTTCAACAAGATAAGAAGGAGACTGATTGTGATTTTGTCATAGCCATGCTTCAATCCCTGTCCCTCAAGGAGTATTCTTTCAGTGATTTTGACTCCATTGGTACACTGATCGTGGATGAAGCACATCACATTTGTGCCAAGGTCTTCAGTCAGTCCCTCTTCAAGATGTGTCCCAAGCACATTTTTGGTCTTTCGGCGACACCCGAACGAAAAGATGGTCTCACGAAGGTTCTTCATTGGTTTATGGGACCCACATTCTTTGCGGTAGAGCGAAAGAATCAGGAACAGGTTGAGGTATTTCCAGTAACTTATGAATCATTCAACTACAGAAACCCTCCACCGTGTACGAGAAACGGTAAACTATCAATGCCCAATATGGTCACAGAAGTTGTTGAAGACAGGAAGCGGAATCAAATGCTCGTTCAACTCGTGAAAAAAGCTTCTGCGGGAACGAGGCAACTCCTTGTTCTCAGTGATCGTCGGTGGCACTGTGAAATGCTCCACCAATGTTTCCCCAAAAACTCGGGACTCTACATGGGTGGTATGAAAGAGGCTGACCTTCAGGCTTCATCACAAAAGAAGATCATCTTTGCCACCTTCTCACAAGCCCACGAAGGTCTAGATATCCCAACCCTAGATACGGTTATTTTAGCGTCCCCAAAATCCGATATTACACAAAGTATAGGTCGTATTATGCGAGAGACTAAAGGTAAAAAGAACAATCCGCATATCTACGACATCCACGATCCATGGTCCATATTTACAGCTATGTACTATAAGAGAATGAAAGTGTATCGACAGGGTGGTTTCAAAGTCCACGGTAAAGTTGAGGAGGAAAAGAAGGACGAATTCCCTCAGGGAAAGTGTCTGTTTTTATAATCTATCTAATAAATAAATGTCGGGTGCATTAGTTCAACTCGCATCAAAGGGTGCGCAAGACGTTTATATAACGAGTGAAACTGGTATGTCACTCTTCAGTATGAAGTACAAAAGACATACAAATTTTTCTCAAGCTCCACGATTGATCAAAGAAATTACAACAGAAAACAGTTCTATAATTATTCCAAGTTGGGGAGATATTATAAATTCTGTCTGGTTCGAGGGTACGGATCTTTTGACAAAATTTGACGGTGCAACAATTGACTTCTATATGGGTGGTATTAAAATTGATTCGCACCCATATGACTTTATTTCTGATATATGGCAAAACTATTTGGCAGAAAACTTTGTAAAGGCACAAGAAATTTTGAACAAAACTTCACAATCGAACAATATGTTTATTCCGTTACATTTCTTTTTTTGTGACAATGATATGTTTTTACCTCTCGTAGCGCTTCAATATCATGAAGTTGAAATTCGAATAAACTTTGTTAATCAAAATGTATCTGGTGTAAAGTGTTATGGAAATTATATTTTCTTGGATACCGAAGAAAGAAACAAATTTATTAATACTCCAATGGATCTCGTGATTACACAAGTTCAGAAAATAAACGATGCGATACAATTACCTAAAACAACGCTTGATATATCACCATTTAATCATCCGGTTAAAAGTTTATTTTTTGGCTACACCGCACAAGGTGGTGTCATAGAAGAAGATAAATTATCATTTTCAAGCGCTGATATATACCTAAATGGTACAGCTCTTTTAGAAAATATGTCCCCTCTATACTTTCATATAGTTCAAAACTATAATAGTTCTAAATTTGGTCTCGTAAACTTTGTGGAGACTGAAAAATGCCCACTTTATACACGTTATTTTGCGTATCATTTTTGTAAAAATGCATCCGAATATAAGCCAACTGGTACGTGTAATTTTAGTAGACTCGATAACGCTAAAATTGTAATACGAGACATCGTTAGAGGAACAAACCGTCTAAGTCAAAATGAGATCACAATATACGCCGTAAATTATAATGTTCTCAGAATACGCAATGGACTTAGTGGTATTTTATTCGCTAACTAATAGTAGTAATGCCATTCATTGGTAATGCTGGTCGGTTCAACCATATATTTTTAGCTGAACTCAACCAGGATAATACAAACAGTACGATTACGATTGGTAGAGATGCAGGTAAGACGTGTCAAGGTATAAACGCGATCGCACTCGGGTCAGAGTCGGGTAAGACTTCACAAGGTGAAAAGTCGGTGGCCGTTGGCTATCACGCGGGTAGGGACAGACAGGCACTACAGTCGGTGGCTGTTGGACAAGAGTGTGGTGAAGTGGGTCAAAATACACAATCGGTTGCTATTGGTTATAGATCGGGTCAATCCATACAGGGTTCTCAATCAATCGCCGTGGGTTTTGAGTCGGGTCAAATTGGTCAAAATGCACAAAGTATCGCAGTCGGATATCAAGCTGGACAAATTGGTCAGGGTTCGCAATCTATCGCTATAGGTCACCAATGTGGGCGATTAAATCAAGGTAATAACAGTATTGTTCTGGGTTTTGGGACGGCGGAGGTAAATCAAGGTGACGAAACACTTGCATTTGGTTTTCAGGCGGGGCAGTCCAATCAAGGGGATCAGGCAACCGCCGTTGGTTATCAAACTGGACAAATAGACCAAGGAATACAGTCTACAGCTCTCGGTTATCAGACAGGTCAAACGAGTCAAGGACCTCAATCGGTGGCTTTGGGAAATCAGTCGGGACAAAATCGCCAGGGAAGTCGTTCGGTCGCTGTAGGATACCAGTCTGCGCAGTCTCACCAACAAGTTAATTCTGTGGCCATTGGATATCGGGCCGGACAAACTTCCCAGGGTTCTGAATCTGTAGCTATTGGTTATACGGCGGGTGAAATATCACAAAACGCTCTATCGGTTGCCATAGGCTCTAATGCAGGACAATTGTATCAGGGAACTCAATCAGTTGCAGTGGGTGATAACGCCGGTGAAATATCACAAAATATACAATCTGTGGCGGTTGGTTATCAATCAGGGCGCACATCGCAAGGTATCCAATCGGTCGCGGTTGGTTACAGATCGGGGCAATCCACACAAGGATCCCAGTCTGTAGCGGTGGGTTTTGAATCTGGGCAAGTTGGACAAAATGCACAAAGTATTGCAGTTGGATATCAAGCTGGACAAAGTGGTCAAGGTTTACAATCCATCGCCATTGGTTATCAATGTGGTCGTTTAAACCAAGGAAATAACAGTCTTGTTTTGGGATTCCAATCTGCGGAAGTAAATCAAGGTGATGAAACTCTCGCATTTGGTTTTCAATCTGGACAATCAAATCAAGGTGATCGGTCAACTGCGGTTGGCTATTTAACTGGTCAACTAACTCAGGGTTCTGAATCGGTGGCCGTAGGTTATAAGTCTGGACAGACTAGTCAGGGTAATGAATCGGTATCTCTTGGATATCAGGCTGGTGCGACATCACAAGGGAATCAATCTGTGGCCATTGGTCACAAAGCTGGTGAGACTCAACCAGCGTTACAGACAGTAGCGCTGGGCTTTAGTTCCGGTCAAGTAGGTCAAAATGCGTTTTCTATAGCCATTGGATCTAATGCTGGTCAATCTGTACAAGGTACATCAACCATTGCAATTGGTACAAATGCTGGTCAGTATAAACAAAATGCACAGTCTGTTTCTATAGGGTATCAATCTGGTCAATCTGGACAAGGTACAAAAACTACAGCCGTTGGATTTCAGTGTGGGCAGACACAACAAGGCGAAAAATCTGTAGCTATTGGTTATGAATGTGGCCAATCGTCGCAAGGTATACAATCCGTGGCTATGGGATTTAGATCTGGTCAAACAAAACAAAGAGAACAATCCGTGGCCATCGGGCATCAATCTGGTATGACTTCACAAGACAGTCAGTGTGTGTCAATTGGTCTAAATGCGGCTCAGTACAGTCAAAACACTCAATCTGTGGCCATAGGCTACCAGTCTGGGCAATCCGATCAAGGATCTCAATCTGTGGCTATGGGCTACCAGTCTGGGCAATCCACCCAGGGGTCCCAATCAGTCGCTATCGGGGCATCTTGTGGTACGTATAATCAGGGGGTTGGTTGTGTGGCTATAGGTTATGGGGCGGGGCCTAGTCATCAGAACACAAACTCAATAGCTATAGGTTATGGGGCGGGGGGAACTAGAGTGGGATCTTACTCCATAGCTATGGGCTACGAAGCGGGGACAACTACGGAATCTTACTCCGTAGCTATAGGCCACAAAGCGGGATATAATAATACAGGATCACAAAATATCGCTATAAATAGTACGGCATTAGAGCTTAACACTACAAAATCCAACGCCTTTTTTGTAAAACCCATTGGAACCAATATAGCTTCTGCAGCTCTCTATTGGGACTCGAGTTCGGGTGAGATCCACACAGTCTCCTCCGATGATCGCGTCAAGGTCAACGAGGTCCACATCGAAAATGCCACAGACACCCTCCTCAAACTCAAACCCCAAAACTATGATAAGTTGGAAGATATTGGGAGTTCAAATGTCATTGGTCATGAATCGGGTCTCATGGCTCAAGATCTATGGTACGACGCACCCGAATTGAGACACATGGTTATCTTAGGTAAGGGGGCGGAGCCAACTGAAGAAAAGCCCCTGGCACCTTCAGATGACCCACAAGATGATCCAGACTACAGTGCTTGGGGTCCCAAACCCTCAACTGTGACTTATCACCAACTCATTCCCTATCTCGTGAAGTCTATACAGGAATTGGAGACAAGAATTAAAGTTTTAGAAGGTGGTTAAAGTTAAAAATGTCTCTTATTAGTAGAGATGTCTGGCGCTCTTGTTCAGTTAATATCCAGGGGCGTTCAAGATGTATATATCACAAATCAGGAGAGTGGTACATCCCTCTTTAGAACAAAATACACGCGTCAAAAAAATTTTTCACAGTCCCCCAAACTGATAAAGAAAAATCTATCGAGTTCGGATAACACAATCACAGTTCCAACCTATGGTGATCTTCTCGATGGTATTTGGTTAGAGGGTGATGACCTTCTTACTAAATTTGACGGTGCGCGTTTTGACCTGTATATAGGTGGTACACTCGTTGATTCGCAAACATATGACTACATGACGGGTATATGGCAAAATTATTTGGCTGACACATACACGAAATCTCAAGAAATCAATAACGCGGTTTCAAGTTCTAACATTAATTTTCTACCACTTCATTTTTTCTTTTGTGACAACGACATGTTTTTACCCCTCGTGGCACTTCAATACCACCCAGTAGAAATAAAAGTCACATTTGAAAATCACGCAGCTACCAACGTTCGCGTGTGTGGAAGTTATATATTTTTGGACACCGATGAACGGGAGTATTTCGTGAATAACAAATTAGAATTTCTCATCACACAGGTTCAAAGACATGCATATACAGATCCTAAAATTGATCTTTCTTACTTCAATCATCCGGTGAAAAGTATTTTCTTTGGTTTCAAGGCGAAGGAACGAACCCTTGTAAATGATAAATTTACATTTGATACGGCTGACATAATTTTAAATGGCTCACCATTGGTTGAAGATATGACCCCAGTCTATTTTCACACTGTACAAAATTACAAATATTCCAAGTATGGTATTATCCAATACGATGAAATTGAAAAGGCTGCTTTTTATACTAGATACTACGTGTATCACTTCTGTAGAAATGCATCTACACACACACCGAACGGTACTTGTAATTTTAGTCGTCTCGATAATGCAGAACTTGTGATTAAAAATCCAGTAAAAGGAAGTAGTAGAACAAATGAAGATATAGTTGTTTATGCCTTAAACTATAATGTAATTCGTATCCAGAACGGAATGGCTGGAATTTTATTCGGAAACTAATATATATGCCGTTCCTTGGCAACGCCGGGCAACTCACGCATATTTTTGTCACCACTCTTGGCGAGAACAATGGTAATGGTGACAAAAATGTATCTATCGATGGCGCTGTCAAAGCAAGTGATTTTCAAATACAAGCGGGTTCGATAGCAAATATTGCCCCAAATCTACAAGCGGTAATGGAACAGTCCGCCACCACGTCGGTGACCCTACAACTGGCAAATCCCACTACGAGTCTTATCGCTTCAGGTGAAGTCATAGCTACCACTTTCAGGGGTTCTGGGTCGGGTCTTACTAATATACCAGCCGCTGTTATTACTGGTTCCTTATCATCTCTGGGTATCGGTGCTGCAACAATCACGGCAGAAAAACTCGCAACAAATGCTGTGATAACAAATAAAGTCGCTGATTCGGCAATAACAACATCTAAAATTGAGGATTTAAGTGTAACAGGTGATAAAGTTGCCAACTCCACAATAACAGCAGCTAAAATAGCCAATGGAAGTGTCACTAGTGAAAAAATTGCAAGTGGTGCGGTGACTGCAGATAAAATCGCACCGGGTGCCGTTGGTACAGCTTTTATTGGAGATGGTAATGTCACAACCCCCAAAATAGCTGATTTAGCTATTACCACCACAAAACTTGCCGATAATGCCGTGACGACGGCTAAACTCAATGATTCATCTATTACCACATCCAAAATAAATGACACATCTGTGACAACCGCGAAGTTGGGTGACGCCTCTGTCACGACCACGAAGTTAGGTGATACATCGGTGACAAGTACAAAATTGAGCGCCGCCGCCGTGACGACTACGAAGATTTCCGATCAAAGTGTCACCGCGGCAAAGATAGCGAATGGTACGATCACAGGTACACAGATTCAAGACCTCGGTATACCACTCTCAAAACTTGAGTCAACTGAATTAACACTTGGGCAAATTGAAAACAATGAAATTGCGGGTTCAAAACTCCAAAGACACACAGTTACTGGTGGAAGCTCTTCACTCATAGGTGATAATAGAAGTGAAATAGGTCTACTCACAATTCACAATGATAATATTCAAAATGCTACAATAGATGTCGGTAAATTGAACAATACAGTCACCTTACAAGCGGTTACCACAAAAGGTGCATCAACTGACCGGGTTGTAAGTATTACAAACACAACGCCATCTACATCTACAGGGACTGGCGCTCTCACAGTATCTGGAGGTCTCGGTGTTGCCGGAAATGTTTACGCGACCAAATTTATTGGTAATGGTTCGGGACTTACCGGTCTCCCATTAACACTTCAAGAAGTTACCGAGGGTGATGCATCAACTGACCAGGCTTTAAGTATTACAAACACAACGCCATCTTCATCTAAGGTGACTGGGGCTGTCGTAATAACCGGTGGTCTCGGTGTTGGTGGAAATGTTTACGCGACCAAATTTATTGGTAATGGTTCGGGACTTACTGGTCTCGCCACAACCTTACAGGCGGTTACCGAGGGTGATCCATCAACTGACCAGGCTTTAAGTATTACAAACACAACGCCATCTACATCTACGGGGACTGGGGCTGTCGTAATAACCGGTGGTCTCGGTGTTGCCGGAAATGTTTACGCGACCAAATTTATTGGTAATGGTTCGGGACTTACTGGTCTCGCCACAACCTTACAGGCGGTTACGAATGGTTCTGGAAATTCATCAAGTAATAAAATTCTGTTAACAAATTTCGAAGACGCAACTTCTGGGCAAACTGGTGCTCTTCAGGTAACCACGGGTGGTCTAAGTGTTGCTAAAAATATATATGTCGGTAAGGATGTAACTGTCAGTGGGAATCTTGTGGTAAACGGAACCACAACTACAGTGGATTCTACTTCACTTACGGTTAAGGATACTATCATTTCACTTGGTCAGGGAAATGACAGTGGTAGTAAGGATGTTGGTTTACTTTTTGGTAAACCCAATTCAAATGTAGCCATTTTTTACGATACATCGGAATCAAAGTTAATGTTTGGTTTAACAAATAGTGACGCATCATCTAATCAAATCATCTTGGATGAGACGGGTAATTTACCTATAGATATATCAGGTTCTGTAACTGCAACCAGTTTTAGTGGTAGTATAGATGGGAGTAACATAGATTCTGGAATCATCGGTGTGAGTCGTCTTCCAGATGCGTCTACAAGTGCGCAAGGTGTTGTGGAGTTGAGTGACGCGACAGACAGTGCATCAACCACAAAAGCTGCAACCGCAAATGCTGTCAAGTCAGCCTATGATCGTTCCTCGTGGAGTACGGGTTCGTTTACGGGTACTACGGCATCTTCATCTACGGCGACTGGGGCTCTCACAGTATCTGGAGGTCTCGGTGTTGCCGGAAATGTTTACGCAGCCAGTTTTACTGGTAGTATAGATGGGGGTGACATAGATTCTGGAACCATCGGTGTGAGTCGTCTTCCAGGTGCGTCTACAAGTGCGCAAGGTGTTGTGGAGTTGAGTGACGCGACAAACAGTACATCAACCACAAAAGCTGCAACCTCAAAAGCTGTCAAGTCAGCCTATGATCGTTCCTCGTGGAGTACGGGTTCGTTTACGAGTACTACAGACTCAACAAGTACAACGTCGGGAGCGCTTCAGGTACGCGGTGGTTTGGGAGTGGCCAAAAAGATTTACGCCGGTGACGATATTACCGCCTTTTCAGACAGACGTTTTAAATCGAATATAGAGAGAATTGAAAACGCCCTCGATAAGGTGTGTCAAATGGGTGGATACACATTCGATCATCGAGGTGAACGAAAAACAGGTGTTTTAGCACAGGAGGTGAAAGAAGTTCTCCCGGAAGCTGTGTACGGTTCTGAGGAGACGACATATTCTGTGGCATACGGTAACCTAGCGGGTATTCTCATCGAAGCCATCAAAGAACTTCGAAATGAAATTCAACAATTAAAATAAACCATTTTTACCAAGTTTCATAACTCAAACGAGGTAAAAAAGGGGATCCTTTTACTTTTCCATAGAATCGGCGAGTGCCAAAATAAGAACGCCGACGACAAAAGCCATCACTGCGTAATTACATTCTGTTTCTTCGAGACCCGTTTTGGTCTCAGGTTTTTCCACGACGGCTACTTCCTGACGCCGCACGGGAGGTTCTAGCTCCTCAAGGGGACAATAACCTATCATTATTATACTTTACTTAGAGATTAATTTCGGTCTTCTTTTTTCTGCGGGTTCTCTTTGGCTTGGACGCGTCGACGTTCACCTCCTTCACCTCACCCCCTGTTGATTCGCCAGAAATCGAGACAATGTCAGAGATATCATCGTCATCAACTTGTTGTGTGGTCGCGCTTATAGTTGATGTATTCATTGGTGGTGGTGGTGGCATCATGATTCCACCCATGAGACTGGAAATGTCAACACCGGGGCCTCGCATCTCATAGTTACCCGTACCACCGACTGGAGCATCGACTGCGGGTTGGTCTGGTGATCGCGTCGTATTTTGGACAGCAGTCATCATATTCTTTACGAGATCTGGATTCTGTTTGAGAACATCATTCATATTTGGCAACGCTGTCTTAAACATGCTATTCGTCAAGTGAAACATCATCGCCGAACCACCAAGCATCATGATAAGCTTGATTTCTGGTGCGACTGTGACCTTGGACCTGTATTTAACATATAGTTCTTCGAAAACACCATCATAGTCGTCGACATTTTCCATCACTGACTCAGACCAACCCTCAAGCTGAATCTCAAATGGGTTGTACCTCTTGTTAAGGAATTCAAGACCTGTCACACAGGCAATTAGCATGCGCCTGGAGAATCGGATAGATTGTTCCACGTCAATACTATATGTAATTCTCTTTACTTCAGAGCGTAGTTCTTCAAGATTTGAATACGCATTGAGTCGTTTGTTTACATTAAACCCCTTCTTTTCAAGTCGAGCCAACTTGTTGAGAAGGTCGGTTTTTTCTTCATCGACCGACGTGTACCCCTTGGACGGTCTTTCACTTTCTTCACCACCCATTGGTTCGTCGTCATCATAAAAAGTTGGTTCATCTTCACCGTAGTCAACTTCTTCGTCGGGGTAAGATTGGGTGGGGGCTGTTTGTTTGTTTGGATTTACGAACGCATCCATAGCTTCTTGGTGTTGTGGTTGTGGTTTAGGTCTCCTCGGATCAGCCTGACGATGCACAGGCTGGGGTCGGGGAATTGAAATTTCAATCTCATCCATCAGGGCCTGTTCGTCAGCGTCCAATTTCATCACATGAGTACTACCACGATCAATGACTATTTCTTCGTCCATCTACTCTCTATAAGGAAACTATTAAATTACCTTTAACGCACTTTAGAAAAATATATATGTATATTATAAATGTTTAAGTTCAACCGAACGAACCGAAACGCGATCACATCGATCCTCGTTCTCATGGCGATCATCATTGTCCTCTCTACTATGCGAAGTGGTTATCAACCCAGACCAATCACCATAAAGACGGTGAGTGAAAAGTCTATCTTTGATCTCGAACACAAGTTGGAGTGTGCGGCTGGACAAGGAAAGGAGGGTAGTCCATATTCTATGAGCCTCACTCCAGGGGGTCTCTGTGGTGCGTCCAAGCTTGTCGACGGACACGCGTCTTATGGAATTGAGGGGGGAATCGGTGGATCTTTAATCTAAGCTAATATAAATGGCGCTGATCACTTCACCCACTGAGACCATTCCAGATCTCAATTATGAATATCACACTATCACTTTAGATTCCATTGGACAAGCGAGTGCCAATACTTTTACCTCTTATCTTGAACAACCACTTCGTAACGTTGTTCAGGCTAGACTCCTTGCAGCCCACATTCACTCGAATGTAGTGACTGAACATTGTTATGTTTCCATTGAAGAACTTGATACAAACTTCAATGATCGTGCATCTAATGTTCTCGGTGGTCAGTCAACCATGACAATTCTTCGCAATGCGTTTGCGAGTCTCGTGACAGAGAACACTTCACACGCCACAGGTGATTCTCTTATCGTGTTTAAAGATAATTATCCAATTGCCAACCAGTACATTGACCCCATCAGTCGCGTGGATCGCTTCAGGGTTACGATTAGGGATCAAAATGGAAACACTATCAAAAATCCATCCGTCTCCGCGGACAACTTTTTGGTGATTCGTTTCGTGTGTAGAAAACCAAACTTGTAATTTTCTTATATTAAAGTAGTATACAATGTCTTCGGGTATTGTTCAGTTAGTGTGTATGGGGGCTCAGGATGAACACATCGTCGGTGATCCTGAGATTTCATTTTTCAACTCAACATTTAAACGACACTCCAACTTTTCACAGTCCATCGAAAAGCAGGTAATTCACGGTGCCGTGAAAAACAATTCACTCTCAACGATTAAATTCGAAAGAAGTGGAGATCTACTAGGGTACACCTATTTCACGATAGATAACGGTGCAGAAGCTAGTGAAAGTTCAAACTGGGAAAATTTGATTGAAAGTGTACAACTCGTCATCGGGGGTCAGATCATCGACGAACAAGATTCAACATTCTGTGAGAATATTGCTATCGATATGTTGGCCCAAAATGTAACAAAGAGTTCAAACGGACCACACCCAGGTGGTAGCAGCGCGAGTTCCTTTTTTTATCCACTTCGATTCTTCTTTTGTGAAGGTCCGCAATCGGCGATACCACTCGTCGCGCTTCAGTATCATGATGTCGAATTGAGAATACGTTGGGGGTCAGGTGCCGGTGCTTATAATTGGGAATGTTATTCAAATTATTATTACCTCGACAACGAAGAACGTGGTAACATTGCCTCGAGAAGTCATGATATGTTGATCTTCCAAGTCCAAAAGAACATTGGTTCTGGTGATCAGATTCAAAATTTGAATTTCAATCACCCAGTAAAGTTTATCGCGAGTTCAAATAATTCAGGAAGCAGTCCCCTCGCGTCACAAACAAATCGAATCAAACTGAGTATAAACGGTGTAGATCTTACATCATACAGGTGGTCTAGACCACATTATATGGATATTTCTCATTATTATCATACAAATTATGTAACATCACCGGATGTATTTATGCATGCATTCTGTATGACAACAAGTCTCAATCAGCCAACGGGTTCACTTAATTTCAGTCGTATAGAGAATGCCAAAATACACAGTGAAACGAATACATTGAATGATACGATATATGCCGTGAACTATAACATTCTTAAGATTGAGAATGGTATGGCGGGTTTGGTATATGCAAATTAAAATCAGGGATTATATAAATGGTGAAAGCAACAGGTGTCACCCAACCTACTGACAAAGTACGATTGGGTCGTCTTACCGAGTGTGATCAACCACATAACTCAATAGTATTGAATGCATCGAATGCTAAAATTGACAACATTGAACACAGTGGATTTTACGTGTCACCTATAAGAAGTTCGTATTCTTCAAATTTGTTGGCATATGACACCACAACAAAAGAAATTGTAGACATCGGAGGTCATAAGTTAAAGATTTCTTCTTTAGAAGTAGAAAACCTCGATGTTGTGAATTCAAACACGGTTCATAATTACTATGTCGATAATCCCATTTTTGAAATAGCCAAAGGAACACCACGCACCACAGAAGATATTGGTATCGTTATGCATCGCGTGGGTGGTAATGTAGATATCAAGTTTTCTGAAAAGGACAACCATCTCTCAATAAATAAGGATCTCTGTGTAGATGGTACGATAAAAGCTAAATTTTTTGAAGGTGACGCGGGTCTTCTTTCAAATGTTCAACTCAACTTTGAAATCGGTGATACTTTTGAAAATCTCAATGTGACACGAGAATTAAGGGCCGATGGTAGTCTTCTTTCAAATATATCTATTAAACAGTTGAAAGATCTCGACGGAGCTTCACTCGATCTTGAAAATGTGTATCTAAACGGCGCGCTTCGCTCAAAAAAATCCATTTATTCTCAAACAAGTGTGATCGCACCATCTTTTGTGGGTGACGGTAGAAAACTTGAAGGTATCGCACTCAAAGAAGATGTTGAAACACACACGAAAGACATTGAAGAAATAAGAACAATTTTACCAAATATCAAAAAAGTTGAGAATGAAATAAAACGTGTCGAAACGAGTATTCCCAATTTAGGTCCAATTGAAAATAAAGTAAATGAAGTTGAAAAAAGTATCCCAAGTCTCGAACCCCTGAATTTACGTGTGGGTACTTTGGAAACTTTATCACAAAATCTCAATCATAAAATACAAGATGTTGAACAGAGTGTCAAAGAATTTAAACCAGAAAAAGTTGATCTCACACACATAGAAAATAGTATTGAAAAATTGAAAATTGATTTGAATAAAATAGATAAAGTTGAAAAAAATATTCAACCAAAATTTTTACGCTTACATAGGATTATTGATAATATTCCAAAAATTCCAGACTTGACAATCCCCTTGTCTCAACTTAATTCTAAAATTCAAACAATGACTACAGAATTTGAAAAGTCTATAAAGTTGACAAAGATAAATGTTTTAAAAAATATAAGTATAACTGAAAAAAAATTAGAAACACTTGTAAACGAAATACAAAAAGTTGAAAATAGAATTCCAATACTTGAATCATATATATCAAATGTTCATACGATTGAAAATGATGTTGTGATTTTTAAAGAAGATATACCCAAACTTGATGATCGTATAAAATCACTCGAAGAGTATACTCCACCACTCCCAACACTTCAAAGCGTTACCACGTGTGAGAGTAATACCGTGTGTAGTGTAACATTTGAAAATCCTGGTACCTCTATGTCGACACTTGGTAATATTGGGGTGGGTACAAATACCCCGTCTTCGAGAATATCAATTTACAGCGAACCCAATATAACATCGGAATTGGGTGAAGTTAATGCGATTAAAATTAATGAACTCGCACAAATAAATGCGTATACAAAAGCTAACGCTGGATTAAGTTCAGGTAGACCAGGTGGTATTGTTTTCAAAACGAAGAGACCAAATGGAAGCCTTGGAGATAGTATGACTATTGATGGTAACGGCTCGGTGACGATTGGTTCGAGTACCGCGTATAAGTGTGCGTCGTTGTCAATAAACTCCACGGCAGGTGGATTGTTAGTGCCTCGATTGACGAGTGAACAAATTGAAAATATTAAAAAACCCGAACCCGGTCTCATCGTATACGACACAGAAAAAGACACATTTGTTGGATATAAAAAATCTGGTTGGACCGAACTTTTCTAAAATAAAATGACTTATTATATAAATGGTGAAGAACCTGAACACTATTGAAAGATCCGAGAGGATCAGAATAGGTAAATACACACCTGACGAGCAGGCGATAAATTCTATTATCGTTAACGCCTCCTCCGAAATTTTGGAAGCAAACACAAGTGGCTTTCATGTGGCACCTATTCGCAAAGATTCGAGTGTTCTGTCAAACACACTTGTATATAATACAGTGACTAAGGAAATTGTAGATTCGGGAGAAAATATAGATAAATCACTCGAAGATGTAACAGCCACTGGAAATACCACACCATATACCGTGGAATTTCAAAATGCAAATACAAGTTTGGTTACAGTGGGTTCAGTTGGTATAGCAAATGCAAATCCCGTACATACCCTAGATGTGGGAACGAAGTTCTTTATCGACGAGAATGGGTCAAATGTTATGGATGTCACAGGTAACGTTTTCGTGTCGGACACTTTATTTATTGTTGGAAATTTGGAAGTGTTGGGGGATACAACCCTAGTCACACAACAAAATCTCCTCATAGACGACTCCGTCGTTGAACTTGGAAAAAATAACTATGAATCCAATCAGGGTTTCGATTTAGGTTTTATAATGACACGATCATCGGCGGTGTCCAACGTTGGAATTGGTTATCGTGAAGGTCAAGATGAATTCTTTCTTGGGTATACAGACAATAACGCATACGAACACTATATAACACCCAATAGCGATAATAATGTTAAATTTCACGTGTATGGTTCTATCGTGACAGACTCAAATGTAGGGGTGGGAAATACTTCGCCCGTACACACACTTGATGTTGGTTCAAATCTATACGTTGACGATACCGCGTCAAATATTTTAGTTGTACACGGCGACGCAAAAATTGATGAACAACTTTTTGTCAATGATTTAACAGTTTCAAATGTTTTGGATATTTCTGGAAATCTGAATGCTCTAGCTGAATTAAATATTACTGGTAACGTGTACGCCGCTTCAAATGTTGACGTGTCTAAAGAACTTAATGTGGCGGGTGACGTGCATGCATCTTCAAATATTATCGTGACACGAGAACTTATTGTATCTGGAAATACAAATGCAAATGCAGACTTGAATGTATTGGGTGATACTCGTGCGTTTGCCAATTTATATGTCTACAACGATGAAACTATATATGGTAATTTATATGCGACCTCAAATGTTGACGTATCCAAAGAACTCAACATATCTGGTAATGTGTACGCATCTTCGGATGTTAACATAACTGAAGACCTCAATGTGTCTGGTAATACAAACGCGTTGTCACATCTCAATGTCACCGGTAATGTGTACGCATTTTCAAATGTGAATGTAACCCAAAATCTCAATGTCACGGGGAATATTTTTGGCTCTTCAAATATAGTGGTTTCGAGGGATCTACACGTATCTAGAGACACATACACATCAAACTTAATCGCAAACAAAAAAATTACCGCGTTTGGGGATATCGAAGCGTTTTCAAACGTTGATATCGATAAAAATCTTGCGGTGTCTGGTAACGTCTCTGCACAATCAAATGTTAGTGTTTGGGATGACTTGGATGTAGGTGGAAATGTATATGCATTAAAAAATGTGAATGTCACAAAGGATGTTAATGTGTCCGGAAACGTACACGCACTAAAAAATGTCAATGTCACAAAAGACATTACTGTGACTGGAAACGTTTATGCAACTTCAAATATTGTCGTGTCAAAAGACGCGGTGATAAAAGGTGAACTCTACACAAATGGTAATGCATTTATATCAAAAGAACTTACCGTGACCCGAGATATTACCGCATCATCAAACTTGGGAGTCACGAAAGATCTCACAGTTACCGGTAACGTGTTTGCCAATTCGAATGTAAGTATTGCAAATGAATTGGATGTCTCTGGAAATGCATATATTTCAAAAAAGTTGTATGTCACTCAAGATGTAGTCGCGAGTTCGAATGTAGATGTCACACGAGACGTTAATGTGACACGAGACGTTCGTGTCACACGAGATGTGGTTGTTACGGGTAATGTTACCGCAACCTACTATCATGGTATCGGTAATGCGCTGACAGATATCACGTTAGAACAAGTTACGTCATATGGGAATACAACTTCAAACACAGTGTTTTTTAACAATCCAAACATAGCCGTCGTCACAGATGGTGATATGGGTGTGGGTACAGATACACCCGATCATAAACTTCACGTCGCGGGTGATATTAGAGCCGACACGGACATATACGCCGTACGCTACCACGGTGACGGTGGCTTGTTGGCAAATGTGTCACTTCAAGTTGTGAGCGATAAGGGAAATACCACATCAAATACCATTCAATTTACAAACCCAACGACAGCTTTGACGACGGATCTGACTTCAAATGTTGAAGTTAAATTAGATCAATTGGCGAATGTGGTTTTGACA